ATATGGTATACATGTAGAAGGTGACAAGAACTATTTTGAAGGAAGCGTTGGTATAGGAACAACAAATCCATCCACTATATTCCACATCGACGATGATGCTTCTACTGGGACAGGTCTTCTGCTAACTGGAGGTGGCCTTGGACAAGCACTAGCTACATTTACCCGTGATGTTGGTGGTAGTGGGACGATAGCTATAAATTCTAGTGATTCACGCCCTCAAATTAAATTAGCGGCTTCATCTAATACTTTTGCGTTAGGCGTTAATGGCAGCACGTTTGAAATAGCAGATAATGATAAATTAGGAACTAATCCACGATTAAGTATAACAAACACAGGAAATGTTGGTATAGGAACAACGGGTCCAAACGCTTTATTAAATGTCCAAGGAGATTCTGATCCAACAATTTTAATAAACGCTGTGACAGGAAACTCCGCAAATAGTGGTAAACTTGCTTTCGCGGAAACGGATGGTGGTGCTCATCAAGCGTGGATGAAGTATGATGGTTCTGCTAATAGATTAGAAATAGGAACAGCAGAAGTTTCTCAAGCTTTAGTAATAAAAAGAACTGACGGTAACGTTGGTATAGGAACAACTAATCCATCTCAAACTCTTCATGTTAAAGGTATCGGGATAATTGAAGATGCGAGTAGCACATCTTTCGGAACACTTCAATTTGGAACTGATACTTCGCGTTATGTAAGAGGTAACTCTGCTGAAATACAATTTGGATCTACAATACAACAACTTCATTTCCAAAAAACAAACGGTCCTGCTCAAGTAGCTTCTAGCGCCGCAAATGGAGTAACAGCTATACAATTACTAGCGAGAAATGTCCACACCTCTGCTAATCTTTTAGAGGTTGTAAATGGCAATGGTCAGACAGCAGATTTCGTTATTGATAGTGCAGGCAACGTTGGTATAGGAACAACAGCTAGTTTAGACAGCCTCTTGAATGTTGGCTCTCCTTCCGCAACTAATGTAAAAGTATCAAGGATAGCGGGTGACACTACAACCGTGTATCACTATGGAAGTTCAGCAGATGCAACATTAGAGTGGACTTGTGGTTCTTATTTCAACGCTGAAGTTGTGATAACGGCAAGCCAGACGAATGGTGGTACATACAACAACTTATACATAAGAGGTATATGGTCTAACAACCACACATCACATCATTGGGATGAACTAGAGCATGTTGGTAGTTTAACAGGCACAACTTTTACTATAACGAATGGACAGAATGGCTCTACAGCTGCTTCAGGTAGACTTACTCTTGGCGTGGATTATGTCAATGGTTCATTCGCCACTTTAAACATAAGAATTACAGATTTCTTCGGAACTCACGCATATACAATAACATAAAAAAATGGCTATATTAACAACAACAGATCAGGGTCTCAATTTTACGGGGGGGTCTTCTTTTATAAAGACAGGTACATCTACTGTCATGTCTTTCACTACCTCTGGTAATGTTGGTATAGGAACAACGAACCCATCGTCCAAATTATATATAGGAACTTATGGATCTTCTATTAATTCATCAACTCTACCGACAACTCCTGCAAACCATTTAATCACACTAACACCTCCATCAACTACAAATTATTATGGTGGTGGTATTGGTTGGTCTGAAGGAACTAATGTCGCAGCAAGCATAAATGCGTATGACGCAGGTACTGGTGGAGCGTTAGGTCTTGTATTCTCTACAGGGAATAACACAACGCTTTCAGAAGCTTTACGTATCAATTCTTCTGGTAACGTTGGTATAGGAACAACTAATCCGAGTGCCAAGCTGGATATTGATTCCGTTTTTACATTTAACACTTCAACTGATCTTTTAACTATAACCAATAATCAAAATACTGGTGGAATTAAATTATCTGGTGGAAATAGTAGAATATATTTTGGTAATTATAGGGCTATTGAAGGCGATCAAGCTGGTGGCACATTATACATAGGTGAGGGCTATGGGGCGATATCTTTAATGGATGATGTCTATATAAATGGTCAGTTGACACTTAATGGCTACGTCCAAGCAGGAAATGTAAAATTTGAGAGGGGTGGAATCAATAATTCTTCATACACAATGCTTTGCACTGTTAATGGTGATCGTCTTGCGTCTATTGTGAATATGACAATCACAGGAACGAGTGGCGGTGTTGTATTGTGTAGTTCTTTTGAGATAAACGTAAATCATTATCAAGACATACATGTTAGGTCTTTGAGCGGAGATTACACCGAAGCCACAATCAGAATCACAAGTAATAATAATGAAGATTATTCTATTGAATTAAAACACAATGGTAGCACCACTACTACTGTGGAAGTTTGTGTTTTCCCACAGGCTGGTGAAACCATAACGCCCACAACAACAGACCCTAACTATACAGGCACTGAATACGTGCATCTAGCTACTGAAGGTATTAGATTTGGAGGAACTGATGGTGCAACTGAATCTTCTAATCTAGTAGTTGATGGTAAAGTTGGTATAGGAACAGCTAATCCAGCGCAAAAACTCCATGTAAACGGAAATGTTGACATAGACAATGGAGGTATTCTATTGCAACAAGCTTACGGGATTAATTTTGGTGTTAGTGGGTATGATATTGCGATGCCAACTACAACTAGGTTGGGTATTAAAACGGCAGGGTCCGAGAGTATATCTATATTAAACACTGGTAACGTTGGTATAGGAACAACTAGTCCAAGTGCGAAGTTACATATTAGCGAACAAGCTGAAAATAATTATTTCTTAAAATTACAAGGCACATATGGTTCAGGAAATACTTACGGATTTAAAACAAATGGTGGGAACTCTGAAGTTTTAAGTTTATATGATTTAACGGCAAGTAATAGAATAGCGGTTTTCGGCAATACAGAAACATCATTTGCAACAGGTGGAAGCACTAGATTCTTAATTAATTCTGCTGGTAAAATACAAATTGGTAATAATATACCGATGTGGTCAGGATCTTATGGAGGTGCATTATTTTTAAAAGGTAATAACGCGACCTCTGATAGATACGCTCAATTAACAGAGGTTGACTCTACTGGTGCTGCTATTAGCACTGGATTAGTTGTTCGTGCTGGCAACGTTGGTATAGGAACAACTAGTCCTACAGCTAGTTTACATATAAATAAAAGCACTCCTTCAATAACTTTAGAAACCACAGCTAACTCAAACGATCCAATAATTAATTTAAAATCAAATGGAGCAATTACTGGTGAGGGCGCACAGATGTGGTATGACAATAGTATTGGTAGCCTTCACATCCAAACAACCTATCCAAATAATGCAGCAGATATTGTTTTTCATACCGCAACTGGGGCTGATAAATCCACAGGGAATGTAAGAATGGTTATTGGCGGTGATGGCAACGTTGGTATAGGAACAACTAGTCCTGCTCAACCATTACATGTATTGAATGATAGTTCCGCAAACGTTCATGCTAAGATAAGAGTGCAAGGCGGGAGTACCTCTGGTTATGCTGATTTGGGAGTCCAATCAAATTATGTTAGGCTATTAGTAAACGATGTTCAGACAACAGCTTACTCTGGGGCTGTGCAATATAACTACATTAATGGAAACGTAGCTACAACTTTAACTTCAACAGGATTAGGCATTTCAACAACTAATCCACAAGCTGCTCTTCACGTAGCAGGATCTATAGGTAATTCACCAACAGGTGATGGTGTATTAATGGGACTTAATAATAACTATGGACATATACAGCTAAACGGTTCCACTGGAAGTTACATAGATTTTTCTTCTTCAGGCGTAGATCGCAAAGGTAGAATACTTTACAATAATGCAGGTAATTATATGCAAATACAGACTAATGGGTCTGATAAAGTGCGTATTACCTCTTCAGGAAACGTTGGTATAGGAACAACTGGTCCAAGTCGCACATTACATATAGTTGATTCAGCAGGGCCAACTATAAAGTTTCAAAGAAGTAGCAGTGCAGATTTAGAATTTACATTTGGAACTGCTAACGCCTCAATAGCAAGTGCAGGAGAGATCCAGTTTAGAGCGAATGGAGGAACTACTAATAAGTTCATAATCAACAATTCGCAGATCCAATCAAATGCTAAGTTTCTCGTTAACACAAATTCAGGAATTGATGTCCATACAAGTGATAGTGGAAATATTTTATTAAGTGGCAACTCATCAGCCACAGGAAATCCTGATCAGTTTTTCCTTAAACACAATTTAGGCAATGTTGAGTTGGGGAATAGCAGAGGTAATATAAATATTACTAGTGGCAACGTTGGTATAGGAACAACTAGTCCAAGTAGACCTTTAGATGTCCAAAGTGCTGCTACATCTATTATTGCTAATTTTAAATACACGGGAGCAGCTTATTCATCTATTGATTTATCCAATACAGTAGGGTCTGCTAGGATATCCTCTTTAAATAATGATTTACTGCTTAGTCCTGCTGGCACAGAGCGTATGCGGATTAACTCCTCTGGCACAGTAGGGATAAACAACTCCTCACTAAAAACAGTAAATACTTTTCAATCAAATTTATTTGTGGGCGAGACTTTATATATTGCGAATTATAATGTCGGAGGAAATCAGCAAGCTGTGTTCGGTTGTAATACTTATTACAATAGTGGGTATAAAGCAGTTACGGCTGCTACATCAGCCGCAATGATAAACATTGGTATTGGGGATTTCAACTTTAATACCGCTCCTACAGTAGCAGCTGACGCTACACAAACGTTTACAACTCGAGTGGTTATTAAAAATAGCGGCAACGTTGGTATAGGAACAACTAGTCCGTCTAATAAACTTCATGTTTATGAAGCTGTAAATAGAACTACTGCTATTGTTCAAAACAATAACCATACAGCAAGATTTGAAGCCTTTGGTAATGCTACAGCTATAGATACTACAGCTAGTAATGGGGTTTTCATAAGGTATAATGGATCTAACAGGGTTCATTTTGAGGCAGGTGGAAACGTTGGTATAGGAACAGATAGTCCTGATCAAAAATTAGAAGTTAATGGTAATGCCCATTTAAATTACTCTTTAATAGGCCGAGGGATTAGAAGCTCTAATCGTGGTGAGCTACACCTCAATGCTACAAGCACCAATGATGTATCTGAAATATTCTTTGGTCATGGAGACGGTTACACGGAAGGTAACATAAGATGGGCTATCTCAGACAGAGGGTTTACTGATGGTAGATTAGATCTATATAGAGGACCAGCATTTGGAGGTTTTTCAGCAATTCAAAGTTGGGATGAAAACGGCTACGTTGGTATAGGAACAACGAGTCCAGAAGCATTATTGGATATCGGTGGAGGAGATGGTACACCATTAGGTACACAGTTTAGAGCTGTTATTAAAGGAACAAGCGCAAGAACATTATATTTGGATTCTGATTCATCTGGAGCTTCTATGTGGTGGGGATCTGGCAATACCCCCCATTTTGCTATTGATTCTATAAGCGGTGGTGGAGCGGGTTTTTGGACATACAGTGGTGGGTGGAGTCAAAGATTAACTATTAACTCCTCTGGCAACGTTGGTATAGGAACAAATAATCCAGCTTCTAAATTAACAGTCGGGGGTAATGCTACAGGTTTTTCAACAGGAATGCAGGTGTGGCAATCTGGACAAACCGCTCTAAGTGGAGATGTAGGCGGCAAAGCTGCTACGTTTTTCGGGACATCAGGACTAAGCAATAGCTCTATCGTAAATATATATTCTACTGATGCCTACACTACTCAACGTGGTGGTGAAATAGGTTTTGGAGGTAAGTATGCTTCAGCAGGTAATGTAGCGCAGTTTGCTAAAATAAGATCTTTTAAAACAAATGCAACCAACGGAGGGGTAAATTACGGTGGAGGTTTAGAGTTCTGGACAAGACCCAATGGGAGTGCAGCCGTACCTAGAATGCATATTAACGGCGACGGCAACGTTGGTATAGGAACAACGAGTCCTAATGCTATATTAGACATCAGCGATGCAACAAATGACAATTTAAGAATTGGTACTCGTGGTGGTAATATGAGTTTATTTTCTGTTACTGATGCTGGTGCTGCCTCTCCGTTAGCATTTGAAGGTTCTCAGTTTAATTTTATTACTGGCAACGTTGGTATAGGAACAACGGGTCCTGCTACAAAACTACATGTTGTAGGAAGAGCAAGATTTGATGATACACAAATAAATGCAAAAGGTGTTTATGCTGATTACTTTTCAAGTGGTCAGAGTTTAACTTTGAATAGTGGCGCATCTGCAAGTATATTATTTAAAATAGGTAATACTACTGCTTTAACTTTAGATTCATCAGAAAACGCAACCTTTGCAGGTTATACCTCTACCCCTAATTCTTATGCCCAGAATTTTTATGTAACATCTTCGGGGACAAATATTACCAATAGAATAGATAATGATGGAACTCAGCTTTACATAACATATAGCGGAACAAGCAATCGTGCTTTAGAAATTAAAAATAGCAATGGCGATGCAACCTTTGCAGGTGATATTAGATCAATCGGAACCATAGGAGTCACACAATCAGATGGTGATTATTTAGCTAAATTATATCAATCGTCTGCTGACGGGTTTTTAGAACTTTTCACTGGCCAAGCGACCCCTACATCTAGGACTAAAATAACATCGTATGGTGACTCTTATATTAATCCTAGTAACGGCAACGTTGGTATAGGAACAACTAGTCCAGCCTATAAACTTGATGTCGCTGGCAGTGCTAGAATAGAAGGGGATTTAGATTTAGGGTCTGGTTTTAAAATAGCTAATTATGGCGGGAGTTATTGGCAAAGAATAAGAACTGAAGATTCCTCTCTTTCTACAACTAACGCTTTTAACTTTGAAACACGAAACGGTTCAGGCTCTTTTATTGAACACATGGTTATCCGCAATGACGGTAACGTTGGCATAGGAGTAACAAACCCTTCTTATAAACTCCAAGTTGGCGGTTCTATTGTAGGAACTTCTAAGAACTTTATAATCGACCACCCGACAAAAGAGGGTAAGAAATTACTGCACGGCTGTATTGAGGGTCCAGAAGCTGCTGTTTATTTCCGAGGGAAAAGCACTTCAAATATAATTGAAATGCCCGACTATTGGATTGGTTTAGTTGATATCGACACAATGACGGTAGACATTACGCCTTGGGGACCAAATCAAGATATTTATGTAGAATCAATTGCAGATGATGGGGAAATAACTATAGCTGCGAATACAGAAGAACCTCTTAATTATTTTTATGTCGTTTATGGAGAGCGTAAAGATATAGATAAGCTAGAGATAGAAATTGTAGACCCAGAATATTCTGATTAACAAAATTCTTGATTTTAAAGCCCCTGCATTGTATAATGTCTTGATGTTAAATTATGTATTTCTTATCCCTATAGATCATAGGGGAATTCAAGGTAATTGTTTTGAACAGTATCTAAAACTCCAATCATGGTGTGACAAAAATAATTCAGCTATATTTACTTGTAGTGGATTATTCTTGAATTTTGCCAGAAATTTCTTAGCGACTGGGGGAGGTGGATTTCAAGACACTAGCCCTCCAGAAGCAGAGTGGCTTTTTTGGATTGACTCCGATGTTCAGTTTTCTATGGAGCATATAGAACAAATGATTAGAATCCCGAAAGACAAGAAATTTGTAACAGGTTGGTACAGATCTGATTATTCAGATAAGGCAATGGTAGGGAATTGGGATGAAGATTTTTTTAGGAAAAACCTACATATGCCCTTTACCTCTGTTGAGTGGTTAGATAAATTGGGCAAAGAAAATCCAAATAAGCTGGTTGAGGTGGACTGGTGTGGGTTTGGATTCACTAAGGTTCATAGATCCATTTACGAACAAATGGATTACCCATATTATCCATTGAGAACCGCAGACATTAAAGACTGTAATGATCCCAACAAAGAGGGGGGAAAATTTGATGTGCATGATATGAGCTTTGAAGATGTTTCCTTCTGCAGGAATTTATACGATAAATTGAAAATCAAGCCTTTGGTTGTGCCGAGATTAAGAGTTGGGCATTTAAAATCCTTTTTTGTATAATTTAGTGTAAGAATTAATAGATTAAACTAAATTTTAACATATAATTTATTATGCCAGATTCCGATGATTCCGACTTGATTTTAGGTGATCCCGTTCCACGCGATGAGCCTTTTGTTGTTCCCGCTTCGCCAGAAGAGACTTATGACTCTGTATGGCTCCGTAGTATCAATATCTATGCACCGAATAGTTCTGAAGCTGAGCCTCAGGGCGGCTCTCTTTCTATTGAGATGCTTCCTTATGATGGGTCAGAAGAAAAAGTCTTGATTACTGCAGATAACGAGGGAGTTGAATATATTAATGTTCCTAGTAGAGTTAATGGCCGCAAGCCTTTCTGGTCTTGTGTAGACGAGGTTCCAGAAGTAAAAGCTGCAATGGATGCTATTCTTGCTGCGATTCCCGCTTTACAAACTTGGGTTAATACACCTCCACCAGAGCCAGATCCACCAGAGCCGCCAGTAGGACCATAATAAAATTAATTTTTAATACAAAAAAAAGGGCGGATTTTAAAACTTCCGCCCTTTTTTATTTAGATCAACTCTATTTAAGTAGCTCAACCCATTCTACTTTTTCTATAGGCCCATAGTAGAAGCTTTGGCTGTAATTACCACTATACCTTTTGTCACCACTTGTTTTAGTAACCCACTGGTCCTTAGTCTTACTCACTCCAAGAACAGCCATATGAGTCATTGCTTTGTTTAGATAGTAGTAAACTTCGGGTTTAATTTTAGCATTATCATAAGAATGCTTAGCGCATACCATAAAATTCTTGCCGAATGGCCAATCTTCTTTCTTTGTAAATTCAGCGCTTAACCCTTTTGTCTCGACTCTGATTTCCCTACCGTCCTTTGTCACAATATACAAATCTCCATCGTCAGCGAAATCTCTAGGATTATCTCCTCTACCCATTTTTCGCATTGGTTTAATTATAACTTCATAGCCTTTTTTATGTAGGTGCATGGCAATAACAAAAGTGGCCGACGTACTAGCATCTAAATGCTTGATAAATTTATCGTAATTACTCATTTTTATTTTTTCGTTTTGATTTTTCTGCTTCCTGAACAAACCATTGAGCAGGGTGAAACATTTTATCGTTGATAAATTGCAATATCTTTTTAATTATTTTTTTCATTTTGGTCAGGTTCTAGAAAGAAAACATGGAGTTGTATCTCCCATCCATGCCCCTATTTGATTAAAGTAAAAAAAATCAACGGCTTCATCTTCAGTCATGCCTTCAGCTTGTAAGCGATTAATCACTTCTTGTTTATCATAACAATAGATAGTAGGTTGGCCAAATCTCTCAACTGTTCCAATTATACAATCGTCGTAGCCATCCATGACTAGCATTTCTGATTCTTCTAGGTTCATAATTTAATAACCCCAACTATTTAAGGTATGCTGGAAAGGATTATGTTCAATGCCCCTAACTAAATCAAGCATATTCTCTGCTATTTCCCTGATTTCTTTTTGGGCTTGTTCGCTCTTTCGTAATTTAATAAAATTAGCGAAGCTTCTCATATTGAATTGAATATCAGCTTGAATACGGCTATTATAAGTTTTAAAGAAACGAGCAGATTCTTTTGCCCGTTTACGCCCTAACTCTGGTTCAAGATCAGCAAGGCATTTGTGGTAAAGTCTATTGCCGTCTTCAGTATATTGCTTCAATTGTTTCTGCCAGAACTCTGGCCAATCATCAGGGATAAAAGTTTTGTCCTCTTTTAATTCTTTGTATCGCGCCGACTCAGCATTAAGCGAAGATAATCTATGCTTAAGTAAATGAATATGACTGGCAATATCACAATCAACAAGGAAATGGACGCTACCTTTTTCAAAAGGGGTCTCGTGTCCGTGGCTCCAAAGCATGTCGATGAGCTTCGGAATTCTCTCTCTTTTCTTTTCATCTAATTCTCTACTAGTTGATGTCCAAGCACTACAAGCGATAACTTCGTCACTACCATAATAACCCAACAATTCTACTTTATTTTTCATAATATTACTTTATTATCACAATTTATGTTTGATTCAAACGAATTTTAAGAAGATCTTCCGACACTTTTAGATTAATATCTAAAAAATCAAAAATACTTTGGACTCCAGACTTAGTATTTAAGCAGTTTATATCAAAAATTTTAAAGTTATCCATTTTTTCTTGGAGCTTTTTAGATCTACTGTGATACTCTTCGCAATATAATCTACAAGCTTTTGCTTTGTTATCTATATTATATTTAGGAAAACACTTATCCCAAGTATAATCTTTCTGCCACTTTAAACCCAAGTGATTCATCCAATGATTTCTGCCGATAGTTTTAATCATGTAGCTATGAACTGTCTCATCAATATTCCTCTGAAGGCAAACAAAACGGACATTTTCACAAATCTTATTAAGATCTTCAACCAGATTTAGATACCAAAAAGCAACATCTCCATCTAACTGAGAGCTTTTTAGTAAATTTAATCTATCTTTAGCTCGCGCATTCTTCCAGCTAACAACTGGTCCTAATTCGTGGGAGACATTTAATCCAGTTTTTTGTAAAAGTCTGGATAATGAAACGGTTCCACACCTCCCTGTTCCTAAACCAATAATCATAAAAAATTAACTCCAATCACATTCCCAATTAATCAATTGTTCCTTTGTTTTCCTAGGGTATTCTGGTCTAAAACTAAGGTCATTTGTTGTTATCAACATTCTCTCCTCATCATTAGTGAAGGTATCGTTATTTTTATGTATGCGATACCAATATATCTTCTCTTTTAGAAAATAACATTTATCTTTGCCAGCCATTTCAGCCATAGGAATATATAAAATTATATCCTGTGGAAACTTAAAGAGTTCACCATCCTTATGTCTTAAGTCTTTATCTCTGACATTTTTTAACAGAAAATACTTACAAGATCTTAGAGCGCTTATACAAAATGTTTGATTTCTCAATGACTTCTCCCAATCTATTGGAGTTAAATGGTCTGGGGCGGCTAATTTATAAAAACTTTTTTCTGACGCGACAAAACCTCCATAAGACAACCAATAACCTTGAGAGTATATTTTCTTCAAAAGACATAAGGTATATCTACTACTAAGATAATCGTCCCCATCTAAGCTAACAATCACATCTTCATCATTAAGTTCTGCGTGATTAAGAAAATTACTTGTCTTATTAAAGACTGCACCCATATTTCTATCATTTTTAATAATTTTTATTCTAGGGTCACCATTAGCTACTTTTGTAGCTACTTCTACAGACCTGTCCATACTTGCGTCATCAGTAATATACATCTCCCAATCAGTTTGTTTTTGAGATAAGACGCTTTCAATGCACTGACCAATAAAAGATTCGCAATTATAACAAGTAGTTATTATTTTAAACATTTTTCCAATAATATTTTATATGTTGTGTCCTAATTTTCGTAGTAGGTCGAGGTATTTTTTAGATTCTATGTATCTCACTTTATGTTTGTCAGATTCAACAGTGTTACCTGCAAAATGGAAGACATATGGCAAACTATTTAATTTAAGCAAGATCTCCCTCTCATGACTTTTGGAATGTTGCAATCTTCGGTAAGGTAGAATTTTTGATATTTTTCTAATATCGTCCACATCATCTTTATAAAACCCTCTAACGAGAGCTTGGTCTTCTATCCAGTTTGTTCTCGGACATAAATAACCATCCCTTACCACAGATCCGCAGTATTTATCTTTTAATTCATTTGAATGAGTCCACTTTTCTATAATACTAATAACCCTCTCTGTATTCTTAAAGATTGCAACACCTGTATTTATTGCTGGGGGGTTGAATTTTATCTCATCTTCACCAAATATAATCTCTTTTTTATATTTATTGATTAAATCAGTTATTGGGGGAGAAACATTGTAAAAAAAGGCATCTGAATCTATCCATACTATATAATCATATTTTTTGATATATTTAAGTATAAAAGGATATCTTTCCCAATGACAGCTTCTCGTTTTGTAAAACCTATCTGAAGATTTTATCAAGTCATAACCATATTTATCACAATAAATTTTATTTATCTTATAGCAATTATCACCATAAGATTTAAATTTATCATCATACCACATTAAAACCGCAATTTTCATATTTATTTTTGGCCTAGGATGAAGGCAAAAGAGCCAAATATAGGGGTAATATTTTTTTATAAAAAATCATTTACCGAAAAACTTTTTGATTTTATTTTTTAACGAAATTTTAGTTTTTATTTTTTCATCTTCAGCTGATTTAAAATGATTTTTAAATCCGAACATCTGACGCAATCTTTCTGATTGCTTGGGATCTAGATTTACGTCAAATTTAATTTCGTTATTTTCTTTTTTCATCTGTTTCTTTACGGGTTTGCATGAGCATGGCCTTAGCAAGAATCGCGTAATTGACAATATCATCACAAGCATCTTCAACACTTTCGTTTGCTACTTTAAGTTCCTTGTCGTTTGTGAAAGATCTGATTCTTTGGATTTTATCTATTACCCTAAGGAGTAATCCTTGTACAGGGTCGATTCCAAGAACAGATGCAGCGTTGAAATTTGCGAAGGGATCTTGAGAAGTTTTGCCTCCTGTATAGTCATTATTTTTTTGTTTCATAATATCTCTACAAGTATCGCAGGTTTGTTTATGTAATTTGAGTAGTTCTTCAGTTGTCATAATCTGTTTTTTTGTTTTTCATTCTTTGTATATGTCTTTCCCATATGTCTTTCGGTTGAGCTTTCTCTTCAACGCTCTTTAGCCAGTTATATAGGGACTGATGATACATTATGTGCGGGATAAGCACAATGGATTTTAACAAGTTGACTAGGCCATAAAACAATCCCATGGGGACTCCTATGATGATCGACCCGAAAAAAAGCACTGTTTTACCTGTAAGGTATTTATATCTCTGCATCTGCCAGTATTATACTCAAAAAGTATTGTAAGTCAATAGGTTTTTTTTTCATAAAAAAGGCTTGCAAAGCTGGAGATAGTTGTTAAAGTTCAATTATGTCAACGATCAATAGTATCTTCAAAGACGCAATCGGGCAGGAGTCAGTTAAACGAACCTTGAGTATCTACATAGACGCTTACAAGAAGACTGATCGCCTTCCATTTCTCAATCTAACTACTCAGAAAGGAGGAGGGAAGACCTTTTTCGCGAGAAAGTTCAGAGAGGCTCTGCGTGGAAGCAGTGGCTCTAAGCCACCAATGCTAGAAGTCAATGGGAAAACAATCAGGAATGCGACCAGCTTCTTTGAGCAAATCTATCCAGTTTGGGTGGAGCACAGTGCCTTTCTATTTATTGACGAGGGCCATAACTTACCTAAAGATCTCCAACAGATCTTTCTTTCTGTTTTGAACATTGATAAAAATCCTGTCAGGAGGGTAGAGCATGAAGGAGGTTCTTATGAGTTTGATTTTAAAAAGTTGACTTTTTGCATGGCCACAACCGACCAACAAAAATTAGCTGAACCTTTGAGAGATCGACTCAGAGATATTGCTTTTGAAGAATACGGGGAAGATGAGTTATTTGATATATTCCAAGACAATCTGGACGAGACAGTAAAAATCGATGATTCAGCGAAAGCAGATTTAATCTCTTGTTTTCGTGGTAACCCAAGAGATGCTGTTGTCAAAGCCGAGGATTTAAAAACTTATGTAGCCGCTAGCGGAGTCAAGAATATTACCAAGAAAGTTTGGAATGACTTCTGCAATTCAATGGGAGTTAAGAAATTTGGATTGACAGCCTCAGAGGTTAGTATCGTCAAGGCTCTAGGTAAACGTGGTGCGATGTCCCTTACTGGATTGGCTTCTGTTACAGGATTCCAGAAGGGAGCTATCCAGAGAGACTACGAAGGGATGTTAGTCAAGAAGAGTTTGATTAAAATAGATACCAAAAGAGAATTGACAAAAAAAGGTCTTGATCTAGCTAAGCAGATTTCATAATATATATTATATGAGTTATAAGCCAACAGAATTGACCATAGCTGGTCAAAAATTCTCTGTAGTATATAAATCTATGGAGGAATATGGCGAATTGCATTTTGACAAGAAAAAAATCTATATTTCCAACCGCATAAAAGGCCAATTTCTTTTTGATACGATTGTTCACGAAGCTTTCCACGCAATGCTTGCAATTAGTGGGCTTTCTTATATTCTGGAAGATTGCCACGAGCAATTAGAAGAAGCTTTGGTTAGAGCGTACGAAAATATATTGACTCCATTTATAAATGAGCAGAGAGAAGAGTTCTCAAAAAAGTGAATTTTTATTCAAAAAAAGGTTGACTCAACTTAGATTTACCATACACTATGAACATGAACTTAAAAGTTACCATTGATATCGATGGCACACCCCACACAAAGGAGTTGTCAACTACAGAATCACTAGCTCACATTTTTGTCATCGATGCTCTACAAGAGATCCTCCTTGAAGCAGGGATTATCGACGAAGGTAATATGCTAGAGGTAATTGATTCAGACCAATCTAAACTGCTAGAAGGAGCAGGATACTAACCTAAACAAAAAAAATAAAATGGCTACAAGAGGAAGACCAAGAGGAGCAAAATCATTCGCGAACATTGACATGGAAACGCTTAATGCATATTTTGGCTCAAAGCAACACATTCCAGTAAGTAGGGTGTGGTTAGAAAAGATGAATATCCAAATTTCGGAAAGCAAACCTAATGTGGTCGAGTCTTCAGCTCAACCTACAGTTGATTCAGCTCCAATAGAATTTAAAATTACAGAATAATGATAGAAGATAAGTGGATTAACTTCGTCCTTTTAAATGGATGGAGAATAAAAGCAGAGGTTGATGAAGCTACGGGAGACTTAGTTCTTCTGATCAGCAATGAAAAAGGTAAAGTCGGCTATGAGAATAGCAATATTTTAGATATTCATGTGGAGCCTCCGAAAAGAAAAGAAATCAAAGAAGTTTACCAATTAGAAGAAAATGGATAAAATAACAGACTACGTTGTGTTTGACAAAAAAGATCGTTGGATGGGTGGGTACTCTACTGATTTAGATGATTTACATGGGACTTCAGCAATGGATATGGCAATCATAAATGCTCAACATTGTAATGGAAAGGTCTTTGAAGTCTCTGAAAACGGGGATAAGAAAATAGTATACCCTAAGTGATTATTCAAATGAATCCGACTTTATATGATATGCTTTTGTGTCAAGCAAGGGCCGAAAAATCCAAGGCTCTTCTTACTTTAGAGATCCTTTCTGAGAAACCAGCAGGAATCGGAGATCACTCAACCTCTGATTTTTATGATAATGCAAACGAAGCACTGGAAGCTTTGGCCTCTGCAGATGACAAAATTGATGCTTTGATTAACTATTATTCAAATCCAATTAAAGAATAGTGTTGACTTTGAATTTAAATTAATTAAAATAAACCCATGAACATATTCTTCCTTGATTCTGACCCAGAAGTTGCTGCCAAACAACAATGTGACAAACATTGTGTCAAGATGATTCTTGAATCTACTCAGCTTCTTTGTACCGCTTTCTGGATGCAAGATATAGAAGCTCCCTATAAGAAGACTCATTATAATCATCCATCTGCGATTTGGGCGAGAGAATCAAAGGCTAATTTCCAATGGTTAGTCAAGCATACAGCGGCTTTATTTTGTGAGTATACGAAAAGATATGGCAAGGTCCACAAGAGTGCAGATACTTTTATTTGGATTCTAGAAAATAGACACAAGTTGAACTTTGATAAAGAAGATCTGACAGAGTTCGCGATTGCTATTGCTGAAAATCAGCGTTGTCGCCAACTGAAAAATTTTGACTCACTGAATGCGGTTGAGAAATATAGAGAATATTATTGCTATGATAAATCTTATATGGCAAAATGGAATTACAGTGCAACTCCAGACTGGTATAAAGTAAAATGAAATACAAAGAACTTAGTGAATTAGTGATCGAGTGGGGTAGAGCCAAAGGGATTTTTGATGCATCTACTCCATTACGTCAATTAGATAAGACGCAAGAAGAGCTTGAAGAGACGAAAGACGCTTTAAGTAAGTTAAATGCTTTTGATTACCAGCGAGACCTTATGGAAGACCTTGGAGTACCCGCTCCAAGTGAAGAGGATATACTCGCAGAAGTAAAAGATGGCATTGGAGATATGTTGGTGACAATTATATTGTTAGCTGAGATGGTTGAGCTTGATACTACCGATTGTCTCAATGAAGCTTACAATGTGATTAAATGTCGGACTGGCAAAATGATCGATGGACAATTTGTAAAAGATAAATCATGAAAAAAGGAAACAATTACGAGAAGAAAAAGACAATTAAAAGGCGCGGAATCCATGCTAAAAGTGGAACATCTAAGCTTAAAACGTCAAAAAATTACAAAAAACCTTATAAGGGTCAAGGTAGATAATAGTGGATCTTCATTAAATTTATACATAGAATAATATTATGGACAACTCAAAATTATCTAAGGTTATTGATTCCTTGGAGTCAGCTACGACAGAATTAAAATCATTGCTAGATACTCCTTCTACTACGGAGGCCGACAATGTTGGAGTCGGATCTTCCAGCGTGGGCGTTGGATCTTCCAGCGTGGGCGTTGGATCTTCCAGCGTGGGCGTTGGATCTTCCAGCGTGGGCGTTGGATCTTCCAGCGTGGGCGTTGGATCTTCCAGCGTGGGCGTTGGATCTTCCAGCGTGGGCGTTGGATCTTCCAGCGTGGGCGTTGGGTCTTCAACAACCGACTCAAAATCTAGCCCTAGTTTTTTTTTGGATGGCTCACCCCCATCTTGGCCGCGCTTAAAGTATTTAAGCGGAAGGATTGACGGTAACTTAACTAAGACGCGAACCTTGGCTGCAGATGATTTTGGGATTCTTCATTCTTTAGGTTATAAATCTGATTTCCATATCAAGACTGATGCAGTATTAGACAATATTACTAGGGAAACTACGGGATATAAGGGTTTTATTGGCAATGTCGAGGCTTCTGATGGTTATACTTATTTTTTACCAGCATATTCAAATTCTGTAGGTAAGTTAAAAAGGTCTACGGGAGAGATTACTTTAGAAAATAAATTTAGTTCCTGTCCTCAAATTAGATCTGGAGCAGAAGGAGCAAATGGTATTATTTATATGCCCTCTTATACTAAAACCTTAAAGATTTATACTTTAAATACTAAGACTGGGCAGATTGGATCATTTACTCCTCCTAAAATAGGATTCTTTAGTCATGTGTGGGGGGCCGCTTCAGATGACGAAGGTAATATTTATATGCCTCCAGCTTTAGGTAATAAAATTCTCAAAATAGACAAGAATGGCACGACCCTCTTGTTAGATGGAAAGCCTATTACATCTGGAGTTTCTGGGTTCAGTGTCAAATATGTCGGAGCAACATATGTTGAGAGTGTCCACAAGGTATTTTGTCTTCCGAGAACGGGCAAGAAGATTTTGATTATTAATTGTGCAGATGATTCTTATGAGGAGATTGATTTACCAGCAGAATATTTGAAGGTAGCTAATAAAAATAAAAACTTTCACGGTTTCCTTGCTCCTGACGGATGGCTTTATAGTGCATTCTGGGGAGATACCAAGTGCTTTAGAGTGAATCCACTTACTTATGAGATCCAATGGAAAGATTATGAATATGAATTTATGGACGGCCAATCATCAGTAAAAGAGGGATCTGGAATCATGAGTTTGGGAACGGGTTATTCTACTTGTGCTTTAGTTCGGGATAAAGACGTTTATCTGGGCCTTGCGGGAACCAGTAGGGCTGTAAAGCTTGAATTTGAATGAAAAACTACAGACAAGTATATTTAATTGTTAAAGACAGGAGCTTCAAGTATGAAGCGATAGCTAATATACCAGAGTTCAATAATCAAGAAGAAGCTTTGGTCTATTGGGAGTATAATAAAGAATCAATAAAAGATTGCAATTTCTATGATGACCCTATAGCTATTGTCAGGAAGGAAACAAACATTGTAAAAGTACAAACCTTAAATTAAAAAATGAAAAATACATTATTATTCGCATTCGCGTCCCTACCCCTTTGGGCTTGGGCAAGTTGGAAGGTCTTCCAAGACCCGATCATTACAGTAGAGGTTGAAGAAAAAGTTGTTCAGCCAGAAAAAGTAGAAGCTTGCGTCTCTTTGACTAAATGGCAGGTACAGAAGATGTTGAATTACTTCTCAGAAGATCACCCTTCAGAGATGCAAACATTTAAAACAGTAGTTAAACGAGAAGCCAATGGTTGGCGTATCTCCTCGACACACTTAGCAAAGGGAGCAGAGAAGTATCCCCTCCCAAATGGGAGTTTTTTCGTAATAGATGCCTCTTATATCGACCATTCTGGTGATTTTAAGTCTTGCATTAATTACGCACACAGTTATAAAGATAATCACGAATACATTGTAGTAACAGCAAAATGAAATTGACATACGAACCAACGACAGATAACTGGTCTTCTAAGAAAGATCCAAAATTTATGCAAAGCACACTGAGTCTCGAGCATCCAATGGATGACATGACCCTGACAGACTTCATGGACACCATGGTTGTCCCTATGCTTTTATCTATGGGTTACTCTCAAGTAAGCATAAATAGTGTGATTGACACAGATGAAGATCATTAAAATTAATTTAAAATGAATAAATTACTCAAAATATCATTTGTTTGCTTGCTTATCAGTCTTCTCTTTAAATTTGGAGTAGACATGTACCTTGAAAGGGGAGCAGATTATCCAGAAGGCCCGACAGTGGACGGAGAAGAATTGTATGTTGATTCTGCGACAAATACATTTTATACAGCCCCAGAAATGGTAGAAAAGAATTTATTTTCTGGAACCTCCGTAAGGCTTCATATTAATGGAGAGACCTCGGTGAAGGCTGGGATACACAATGGAAAACTTCATGGTCCCTTTGATAGTTGGTATGAGAATGGGCAAAAGCAAATGTCTCTTATCTGGTATAATGGAGTTAAATTCCGCAACTTTAGAGCTTACTTGTCAAATGGGGATGAAATTGAGGGGGATGGCAATGAGTTAGGGCGTAAGGTATTCTCTGGAGAAATAGTCCTTCAATAATGAATTGTAGATACGATAGTAGGATAATTGGCCCCAATGGTTATAAGGAATTGATGATAGCAGTCTTGAATGAACAAGATAATCCCATCGATTCCTGTTGCCATAAATTAGATTCGCCAGAGATACATGATCTTATGAGTGCAGAAACAGGAGCACATAAGTTTGGAATAAAAGGTTGGGACTTAGATCCAGCAGATCAATATCAGGGATATGCGACAAGAGTTGTAAAGTGAAAAGATTATGGAGAATATGGGCTAGGACTATGGGCTGTAAAATATCAGATTCTCATATAGAGTCAGATGTTGCGGCTATTATCAGGACATTTTGGTGGCTATTACATATTACTACCTGTGGTTTTATAATCGCAAATACAATTAGACATTGGTAAAATGAAGACTAGAAAAAAATTTACCCCAATCCCCAAAGACATAGGAGATTATATTTCTTACAGTGAAGAATCAAGCACTGGGCTTGTTTGGAGAGTTAATAGGGGGAGTAACCTTGTAAAAGGAAAAGAAGCTGGTCGTATTACTGAGAAAGGATATTTTAGATTTAGTTTTAATGGTAAAGAGTATTTCAATACTAGAGTAGTTTACTTCCTATGCACAGGAATAGACCCAGAAGAAAAGCAGGTTGACCATGAAGATACTAATAGATTAAATAATAAAATTTCAAATCTTAGGCTAGCTACAAATAAGCAGAACCAAGATAATAAAAAGAAACAAAAAAATAATACTAGCGGGGTAACTGGGGTTTCTTGGCATAAAAAACATAAGAAGTATCATGCGGTTATCAAACATAATGGCAAGCCGATTTTGCTTGGTCATTTCAATAAACCTGACAAAGATAAAGCTATAGCAGTCCGTATAGCAGCCGAAACAGATCCTAGATTCAAAGACCAAGAATTCAGACATTCCCACAACGATGAACACGCTCCTTCCCCAGAGATGTTAGTCTGGGCCAAACAATATCTTGAAGATAGAATAGAGAGACTAAACTGGAAAGAGAAGTATAATTTACAATAATTAAAAATTTAATACATGATGAATAAACTATTAAGCAAACTGTTTAAAAAACAAACCCCAACCATTTCTCATTGGGTCATAAACCCTCCTAGCTGGTTGGAGAGACAGGTCCAGAATCAGAAAATAGAAGATGCCTACAGGGATTCACTCAAATCTAACGCCAAGGATCATCATTGGTCTGATAAGTATAGTAAGCATTTCAAGACATAATTTACAACAAAATGTATTTTAATTATTATAAACTATTATTTAATAATAAAATAGAATTTAAAAGATTCAACTATAGAGAAATACATATAGCATATATACAAGTACCAATATAGAAAAAATAAGATAAAATAAAGACTTCTATACCTATTCATAACAAATTCAAAGAAATATGGGATAGTGGCCACCTCTCTAAATAAATAAATACGAATAGGAAGTGAGCCAGCCAACCAAATTCAACCCTAACTCAACCAAATAAAACGTGATTTTTCGTGACTTGCGTGAAGAAACGCCAGTTTATCTTGATTTATGCAAATAAACAAGGGCGCGGAGTGTCGCTTTTTTTAGAAAAACCTGAAGGTTAACCAGAATTTTTTCAAATAAATAGGAATTGGGTAGGGGTAAATATAAAGAATTTATACAGAATTTTAAAAAAACTAAATATATCGCCAGTTTACAGGCAAAACGCTTAATAAGCAATGAGGCTTATACCAGCAAATAAACACAAATAAATGAGCCGACTAGAGTCATTTATATATTTCATTATTATCTTGGCCGCAATCTATCTTATTTCCTCAGGTTAATTTTTTAATCTTTTTTATTGACTACCACCTTCGGTGGTAGTAATGTGATGGAGTAATAGAACACATATGAGACACCAATGCACACACAAGAGATCTGGATTTTATTTCTGATTATATTGACAGTTATACTAACCATCCTGAATTGAAGCTCAGGTTGTAGGTTAGAGCCTTAATAAACAAATAAGCGAGGAACGTTAATCCCTCGCTTTTTTTTGGTTTTATCTTTTTATTCGGAAATCGCTGTAACTCACTGATACTCAAGGAGTTAGGAGGCTCCGCCCGCCCCCGCCCGCTAACACGCTGATATTCAACGAGTTACGGGGGTTTTTATTTAATGTATTCTTTTACAGACAGACAGTTAAACTCCATTGCCCTTTGATCGGTAGGATCTCCAGCCTCTCCAACCTCAACCAAGTCGATAGCCTCAGTCTCCGAATATGCTTCAACTTCAAACTGCAAGCGGTTCACCTCCTCTATTATAACCAAGTAGTTTTTAATCTTCATCTGGCAATGGCTCCTTTCCATAGTCGAGGTAATGCATATGTTGCTTGGCATACTGGTAAACCTTAGTCATTGCTTTCTTAACCTCTTCTCTTTCTTGATAAGCTTTATCCCAAGCCTCATCCCCAAGAGGGTAGTAATCCCTTTGATGGAAGTTCGTATCATAAAGGAGTTTAATCTGCGCTTGGCTTACAGCGTCAAACAATTCGTTGTATTGTCTGCGTAGGCTAGTCTCTCCTGATCCATTCATGTGGATCAAGGGCATTGTATGTTTTTCAATCATATTAAATTCTTTCTTTTACTTGTTCAATTACCAAGACAAAGCCTAGCTCTTTAAGAGCTTCAATGTCATAGTGAGTTAAAGTTTTTCTTCCTGTTAGTTTCTTTATAGAATTCCTTACAGATTCTTTTTTTACATAAGTTAGGGTATTGCCGTAAACTTCTTTTCTTTCTACTTCTATTGTCATATCTATTTTCTGTAGTTAGGATGCCAAGTTGGGAATTCTACTTTTGGGGTCAATTCTGTATACCCTAGCTCTGTGAAATGTTCATGCAGAGTAATCGCTCCATGCAGACATATCTGAAACCAATGCTTTTTATTATCGTCTGTGAATTCAAAGTAGCAATCTGCTCTATCACTTTCGCACTTAGTTACTCTAAATGTTTTAGGGAATACTCCTGTCAATTTAACTGTTGGTGTTTCGTTGTTCATCTTTTGCTTGTTGTATTTTTTTCTTTCTGTCGTTTCTGTCATGGAACCATGCAGAGCCATATCTAATGTTTCTTGATTTAAAGAAATCGTCACAAGCTTCGCTCACTGTGCGAGCAATGTTTGCGGGGAGTACATCGTACATCCCAAAGTTTCCTTGCGAGGATTGTTTTATTATCTCCTTGTTTTCAACTGCTTTGTGGAGTAAGTCGTCTTTAAGAACGTGGTAATCTCTTGATTTCATTTTATTTTTATAAAGTGATTAAAGTAAAAAAGATGGTGATTAAAATTAACGCGATTAGTACTATCTCTTGCATTTTACGGCTCCACAACAAAACCCGTTTCGTCTTTTTTAGCAAGACCTTTCTCAACCAATCCAACGATCACACCTTTAGGATCTTTAAAGCGCAGATCACTTTCATCTCCATCTATCACTTTATAGCCTAAGTGAGTTTTAGGAAGTGAACCACGGAAGACGACGGCGACGTTCCCACCTAACTCAAGGATTGTTTTCATTTTATATTCACTTGTTGCTTCACTGCGAGAAAAGGTGAGGTGATAGTTGTCGGGCATTTTGCCATCAAGCCAAGCTCTCATCCTGTAAAACCCTTTGGTGTAATCGTAGAAACTCACATTTGGGAACTCTTCCATGACGTTTAAACTGCAGATTGGAGGCTTTGTTGTTCTACCCTTGCGGATGTTCTCCCAAGGGATATCACTTGTAAGATTAAGTCGGAAGCATGGAATCATTTGCTTTTTAGCTGCGCTAATGATCGCCTTGCCGATTTCAATCCTTAAGTCTGACATGAAACCGAAGTTATCCTTAAAGAATCTTTTAGTTTTATTGATTCTAGAAGTTTGCACGTTGCTCATGCAACCACGACCCGCAGTATCTAAACAAGCGGCACGACAACCTGCGCTTGCCCATTGGCAGACATTGAATCCTGATTTATTAGCGGGGGAAAGATGGAGACCGAAAGTGCGATATCCTAGAACCTCTCCCTTTAGTGTTTTGGCATTGCCTTGATTTAGTAATTTCATAGCGGAGATATTTTGACAGGTTTGGGTTTGGGTGCAAGTGTATTTTAAATGTTTTTTTATTATTTTTTAATGCTTGACAGAGGACGTAATCCTTGTAACTTGTTGATTGATAACGAGTTAGGCGGCTCCGCCCGCCCCCGCCCGCTAACTCATTGATATTCAACGACTTAGAACGTTTATTTTTTTATTATTGACAAAAGAAAACCCCGCCCCCCATGCAGAGGGGACGGGGCTTGCTATGTCTACCCAGAAATTTATGCAGGGAGCACTAGGGCTGACTCCTTATCCTCTTGCGATATAACCGCAGGAGTAAAATCGGCAGACCTGTCAAAGACAGATTGCATCCGCATTGTGCGGTTGGATATATCATGCGATCCGATACCCTTTAAAGATTCTGTAACGGCATTATAGAGGGTCCAAAGAGAACCTCCTTTGAACTCCTCATGACGAGGATTGTGGAATTCCTGAAGGGCGTCTACCGCTCTTTTATTGCCGAAAACTTTGTCATTGAAAAGGTCCAAAACAAGTTTGGAAGCATCTTTGACTTCCGTGTTTTTATACTTCTCTATCCGATCTTCCATGGCAGTCCAGTGAGAAGTCACTTGAGAAATGGCGGAGGTGATCCGATTGTAAAGATCATTCATAATGTAAGTCGTGTGCTTACGCGCTAGGGTGACATCGCTAGAAAAGCAGAGGTTATCACAAACCAACATTTGGTTGCCGACTGCGATTCCTGCAGCTAGGGATTTGTCGTGAGAATTCCGAAGACCAAGGACAAGCTGGCGATCTTTAGAGTTGCACTCTCGCTGGATCACGCCATGAGCCATAAATGGTTGACCTGTGAGAGCGAATCCCCCGAAGTAACGTTGTGAACCGTGGGAAAGGCCATGTTCTTCATTGATGATTTCAAGGCCAGCGTCACCGATGGCTTTTCTGGTCATATCAACCAACTCGTGGTGAGCGATTGGAGTGTGGCTTTTGGTTGGCTTTGGAGTCTCAACTTTAGAAAGGACTTCAGAGCTGACTTTGTTTTTTGCGTAGATAAGCATAATGGTAGTTTGGTTAAAACGAGAGATTGTCTCTCGACAGGGGAATTATGACAGAAAATAATTTAGAAACAAGCCCTTTTTAATACTTTTTTAATCTTTTTTTTTGGGCTAAGAATGCCAAATATTCTTGCAAATAAACTTGACACAGGTTGCTTAGGTTAGAGACAAATATGCCAAATATATATATTGACTTATAAAGCGTAATCTGATGATTTTTGAGTTTAAAGCTAAAAAAACCGTCTAACTCACTGATACACAACGAGTTAGGCGGCGCGGCGGGGGCTTCAGCCCTAACTCCTTTATAACCAAGGAGTTAGATGTCAATGTGTTCTGCAATTTTTTTGTGGCCTCGCCAAGCACTCCAGCCCTCCACGGATATGCCCGAGCAGTAATCTGCCTTGGCATCCCCCTCGGAGAGATTTTCCCAAGCGATCTGTGAGGCTTTTTCGGAAGCGGATTTGGGAGAGCGCGACATGGCGACTCCTGTGTAAACTCCTGTGCTTGCGACTATGTAGTAACTGAATTTGTACATGGGGGGAGAGTAACAGAAGAATTTATTTTTGGCAATATATTTATACAAAAAAAAGCTCCCTTTCGGGAGCCTTGAAAAGCGATTTAGATCACTTAGTGTTTTCAGGAGTGGGGTCAGGCGTGGAGGCTTCCGCGATACGGGCGAGCCGTTCATCCTCTGCTTGCCACTCGCGATAATCCTCCTCGGAGAGTTGCTCGCGTACCTTGCGGTATCCGTCATATTGTGCTTGGAGGGCTTCCCAGTCGGTGGTGGTATGTATATTAAACATGGCCGAAGGGTACAAAAACTGTAGGGTATGGCAAGCTTTTTTTTATTTATTTTTTTAAGCTGTAAGTCTTTGATTGATAGTGAGTTAGGCGGCGCGGCGGGGGCTTCGGCCCTAAGTCCCTGCTAATCAATGAGTTACAGGCCGTTATCAAAAATTCTGCCTAACTTTTTTATAAACCCACTTGTATAAGCAGCTATAAAAACTAATGCAAGCACAAAAATGTAAGTTATTCGTTTTTTATTCATAGTAAAAGAGAACCCGCCCCCCACCACAGGGGACGGGCTATACACACAACACCGATTAAAAAAGAGTTTTGAGCATTTGGACTGCGGTGGCGAAGCGGCCTCTCACCTTGGTGATACCTGCAACGTGGAGGGTTCGGAACTTTCGCTCCCCTGCGTCATCAAGGTCGCGGGTAGCAGCGACGACATAACGCTTGCCATTCAATTCGGCGAATCCATCGGTCTGGATTTCTTCCACAAGGAAGCTTCTGATACCGTCAGCCTTGATGGTGCTTTGCCCAGCATTGGCGTAGGTGATCACGCGCTTGTTGAGCTTAGATTCAAGGGCGGCGGGTGATAGTGTATATAGGTTTCTCATCAGAGGTATTTTAGTCAAAAAGGTAATCAAGGTCAATGCTATTTTGTAAATCTTTTTCAAGATCTTTTGAGTGGTCGAGCATCTCCAAGTTGCCAGCGATGACAAGCGTGAAGATAACTCCTGCGATAGTGAGTATAGAGTTCATATTACTTAGAGGCTTTTAGGATTTGTTTTTTCTTTTCAGCAATTAACTTTTTTGCATGGAGGGTGCAAAGACCGTGGGACTTGATTTTTTTCAGACCTTCTTCCATGCCCTCTAGTTCTGCTTTATACATTCTTACTGTCCAGCTGTTGGTGTCGCTCATGGGGATATTTTACTCTAATCGGCAGAGAATTAAAAGCTTTTTCTGCATATATTTAATCTTTTTTTTATTTAAAAAGGCTTGACATAGGCGAGCTATAGAGTAGGGCGAAAAGCCTCGTAAGTCGTTGATACTCAATGAGTTAGAGTTCGGGGCGGGGCGCTCCGCGCTAAGTCGTTGTCGCTCAGTGAGTTAGAGCGTTTTTTATTTAAATGTTTTTATTTACTTTTTTTACCCTAAAAGGCTTGACACTCTCACTGTTCTGATTTAAAATGGTGGCATATTTCTGCGAGGGCTATGCCAGACCCACGATCACTCCTTATTTAACGTCTTACGGATCGCTTAACCGTGTTTATACTCACTTGACGAAAGTTTATTGATCTAGGTTTTGCGCTAAGAGCGCGGCGAGACCCTGAGGCTCCTCCTTCTTCTCTTGTCTTAGTCCTATGGAGATTTCAAACTCATGAAGAGCGTATTCTAGATCTTCAGCTATATTTTTGCGTTGTTCAAAGTTTTTAGCTTTAGAGCGGGTTTTAAGATGTGATATCTTCCAAGCTAGACATTCTCTTAACCAATTTAAAGATTTGATTTGTTTAAATGTCCCTGATAAGTCTATTTTATCTTCGTTCATATTATTTTTATTTACTTGCCGTAGATCCAGCGAAGCTCATCACTCCACTCCTTGACCATCTCAGCCTCGGCCCCTTGTGGATTCTTGCAAGCTGCACCAATCCACTTTCTGATGAGGCGCTGAAGCTTTTTCATCCTGCGCCATTCCATCCAATGCACACCAATGGCGAAAGGGTAAGTGAGAATGAGAATGGCTTTGCCCTTGGCGTCTTGGTCTTTGAAGTTGTGTAGGTTCATAGTGTTAGGGTGTTTGGGTTTTACTTGCGAGCATTACGCATATCGCGCAATGCTTTTGCTGCTTGCTCTCTGCTAATGGTGATTGTGCTGAATGTGGCAGGTGCGACACGGTAGATTAAAGCTACTCTCTCAGTATCATAGACTCTGATGGCGAGGTTTTGGTTGTCGTACATGGTGCAGTCTTTTTCTCTTTGAATGTTGATGTGTGTCGCAGTCATGGGAGTATTCTAGTATAAAGTCGGGGCTAGTGTAAAGATTTATTTTGATTTTTTAAAGACTACTTTGCCAGTCTCCATAGTAGCTTTCCAGTCGATAGGGTTGGCTTCGCGCTGCTTTTCGCGCTTCATTGCATCCTTGGCAAGTGAATCGCGAGCATCCAAAACTCTTTCGTGGTAAGTGCGGCCTGTGTTGTTTGCTGTCATGTGGGTAGTATACATTAAAAATTGATTTTAAACAAGCTTTTTCTGCTATTATTTTGAATTTATTTCAGGGTATTCTATAACCTCGTCATCATAGATTTTACCGTTCAGGTCTGGGTCTGACTGTATAGCGCCAGTGTATTCCTTGCCCTCATAGGTGAAAGCTACTAAGTGAGTAGCCCAGCAACCGTCTTGCTCGACTACTTCCCCAAACTCTATGGAGTCCTTGACTTCGCCATAGGTGAACGCTCTCTCTTTGATGTCGGTGATCTCATCGGCGTGGTTTTCCTTTGGGTCAACTGCACAAGCTGCGATGATACCCTCATAGCATTTACCTTTATATATAAACTCGCAATGCCAAGTGAACTCCTCAGACATATGGCCAGTTTCAATTTGTTCAGCGATAACATCAAAAGTAAGATCTTGGACTGACTTTGTGGTGATTGAGGTAATCTCTTTCATGGGGGAATTATATACTGAGATAAGATTTTTTAAAAGCTTTTTCTGTATAAAAATTCATTTTTTTTAGCTGCAGAGGGGGGAGGGTTTTTTGAGAATTTTGAACTTTTAACTTGACTGGATTTCGGCGGGGGGGTGGTGTATTCTATAAACAAGTGGCCAATTGAGAGTTAATGCGTGTAACAAATAACACAAATGACGTTTGGAAATAAAAACTCATTATTGTTGGGTCATATAGAATTGACAGAGAAACAAAGTAAATTCCATAAGATAATGCGTAACCCTGAAACAAGGGTTGTATTTATTAGTGGGCCAGCGGGGACTGCGAAGACATTTTTGTCTGTATATACGGCGTTATATAAATACAATGAGGATAATCTGCTTAATATATTATATTTGAGGAGTTTGGCTGAGAGTGCGGATAAGGGGATGGGTTTTCTGAAAGGAAGCATGGATGAGAAGTTCAATCCGTATTTGGGTCCGTTAGAAGATAAATTGGATGAATTATTAAATGGGCCAGAAAAAAAACAAATACAAGACAGGAAAGTGTTGGAAGCGGCCCCGATTAACTTTTTGAGAGGTGCTACATGGAAAAACAAGATGGTTATAGTGGATGAGGCACAAAATATGACAACAAGAGAACTTACAACTATCATCACCCGCATTTCAACTAACACTACGTTATTCTTATGCGGAGATACGATGCAAAGTGATATTAGGTCTTCTGGTTTTAATAAGTTTTGTAATATATTTGATGATGACGAAAGCAAGTCGTTTGGGATACATCATTTAGAATTTAGTAAGGAAGACGTTATGAGAGACAAAATCATAAGTTATTTAGTAGATAAAATTGAAAAAAGCGAAATAAAACAATAAAATTAGCCATGAATAAGATTTTCTGTGTATCCTGTGGTTTCAAGATCTTATATGAGGTCGCTAAGCCCAAATTCTGCTCTAGCTGTGGGAATAGCTTAGGTTCTATTTCTTCTGCAGCCCAAAAAGAAGAAGAGGAAGAGGTTTCTGATCTTGATATTGATTTGAGTAAGCTAAAAAGAGATATTGTTGTCGAGAACGACAAGCGAAAAACAAAAATTGAGGATATTTGGGGTTCTGTCACTTCTTCGGAGGCAAATGGCCCTCAGGAAAATTTTTCCCGTCCTGAATCGAGAGATCCTGACGGGCAAGAGCTTTTGGATAAGACTATTAGAGATTGTTCGTCCTCACGTATGAGGGATATAGATGGAGAATGATTTTGAAAGTCAACGCCCTGATTTAGAAGACCTTTTAAAAAAATATAGACCGAAGTGGCAACTAACCGCCATAGCGTGGATGGATTACGATGATGTATGTCAAATAATCCGATTACATATTTTTAATAAGTGGCACCTTTGGGATCAGAAGCGACCCTTTAAGCCTTGGGCTTCCATGATTATCTCTAATCAGATTAAAAACTTGATTAGGAATAATTATTCAAGTTTCGCCAAGCCTTGTTTAAGATGTCCTCATAATATGGGGTCAGATAGTTGTGCATTAACTAAAAGCAAGGAGCAAGATATCAGTTGCGCTGATTTCGCTAAGTGGAAGAATAAAAAAGAAAAAGCCTACAATATTAAACTTCCACTAGCTTTAGAGGAAGGTTCATTCACAGGGACTACTACATTAAAGGATCATGTTGATTATACAGATTCGTCTAAGCGCCTTCATGAATTAGTTATGAAGGAATTGAATGATAAGCATAAAAAGATATATTATCTCCTATATATTGAAAATGAGGATGAAAATGAAATAGCGAAGCAGTTTGGTTTTAAAGCTGATTCAGTGAAAAGAAAAAAACCCAGATATAAACAAATGGCAAATTTAAAAAAGAAATTTTATCAAATTGCGGTTAGAATTATGAAGGACAACGATATTTTATGAATGATATTGAGTTAACAGAGGAACAAAAACAAAAAATCGAGGTTGAGTTTGCAAAGAACCCCGATTTAAAACATATTACTCAAATTGTATTTAATAACGACTCTTTAGATGGTCGTTCTAAAGAGGGAAGATGTGTCAGAGCCTTTTTAATTACTAAAAGTTTAGACTTTACTACAACTCTTGCGCCGAAAGCGGAAGAAGTTGATCTGACAAGCGAACAAAAACAATTTTTAATGGGTAATAATGTTGAGAGAGGCATGAACGCTCTTGAGGTAGCTCGTTTGACCTTTAAGGATAGGGAGATTCAACCCTTAAGCCAACAACATAGAACGGTGATGGAGTATTTGCGTCGATACCGACCAGAAATCGTTGATGATAACGAAATGTTAACTACAGACAAGTGGTTATCACCGAAATCACTCTCTAAATCAATTAAAAAGGTGAACGAGTGGGCTGGTCAGAACTTTGATGAAGTCAATATCCAGACTAAACAGAAAAAAATGTGCGAAAAGCTGCTTTTTTATCTCAAGAGTCCAAGATTTGTTCATTTCATCAATCAATACTCAACAATCGCAGACAGAGACTTATTTGAAAGCGAATTCGTAAGAACTGTTTGGGATAAGCCAGATTTAACCAACGATGAGTTGAATTTGTACATAACTGTATGCACGAACTACGTTAGGCAAAAACACATCCAACAAAGAATCGATAAGTTGAACACTATGCTCAATGATACTGATAATGAGCGAGATTTGACCTTACGCCTTACTGAGCTTATAAAGGCCACTAGTGAGGAGTTGAATCAATGCGAGAAGAGAATTGAATCTTTGACGAAAGACCTTAACGGGAGCCGTCAGGCGCGTTTAAAAGCCAGAGGGGAGCAAAATGGAAGTATCGCGGCTTTGGTGGAGGCGTTTCAAGAGAAAGAAGAGCGAGAACGCATGATTTTGATGGCTGAGATGCAAAATAAGCTGATTGAAGACGAAGCAGATCGATTAGAGTCTATGGACGAATATAAGGCTCGCATTTTAGGAATATCTAAGAAGGAAATTTTATGAGTGAATTTGTTTGTTTAGAGTGTGGGAAAGAGTTTGATAAAAAAAGGAGCTTCCACGCTCACTTGAAGGCCCATGCGCTTACTATAGGAGATTACTATGTGAAGCATTATGACAAAAGAGATTTATATACTAACGAAAAGCTCGCTTTTAGAAATTATGACCAATATATGCGCGACAACTTCAATACTTACGATAATTTTGTTTCTTGGATGGAATCTGCTCCAGAAGAGACTGTGAAAAGCTATATTAGAGGAAGAACTATAGAAAAATTCAAACTAAAAGAAATAAAGGTTTCCCCACCTAATCTTTTTTATGACCTATCGGAAATGGCCAATATATTTTATTATAAAAAATTTTGGGGATCATACTCAAATTTTTTAAAAGAATTAGATGTAGAACATTACTTTAACAAAAATCTACCAAAAAAGTTCTGGGATGACTCTCACGAAGATATCCCTATATTCACAGATACAAGAGAGAAGGCTCCACTAACATTTAATGACTCTATAACTAATAAATTAGATTTTGGAGACTATACCGCCAGAGGCGACCTATACACAAAGACATTTGTAGACAGAAAGGCTCAAGATGATTTCAGACAGACGTTTGGGAAAGACATTGATCGATTCAGGAGGGAGATGGATAGGTGCGTTGAGTTCAACTCTTTTATGTTTGTTGTGGCAGAGACTTCAATAGATAAACTAGAAGACCACAATAAAACCTCTAAGTTCAAATCTAACTTGGGGTACCTGTGGCATAACGTAAGAAATTTAATAATAGATTACCCCAAAAATCTTCAAATTATTTTCGCTCACAATAGGGCGGGAGTAAAAAAACTAATCCCACTCATATTATATCATGGAACTGATTTATGGAGCGTGGATTTACAATATTTTATAGATAAAAGAATAAATGGCTTGGACAAAAGGAAAACAAGGATTTCGGCTTGATCACTCCTCTCAGGAACTGAATAACTCTTTAAAGGAGATAGAAGGCACAATAAAAGAAGAAGAAGCTAAATATTTATTATATAAGTTTCTGAGGAACAATATCGCTTTTACATCAGAGCTTTTTTTAGGAGTTAAATTATTTCCTTTCCAAGCTATGGCAATTAAAGGAATGATGGTTTCTGATTATTCTATGTTTGTTTTTTCCCGTGGTATGTCTAAGACGTTCTCCACTGCGGTTTATGTATTGATGGAGTGCTTGCTCAACCCAAATGCTAACATTGGTGTTATCGCAGGTAGCTTCAGGCAATCTAAACAGATTTTCCAAAAAATGGAAGATATTGTGAGTAAACCAGAGGCTAGTCTAATCAAAGAGTGTGGGTTCAGGATTCAGAAGGGAACTGACCAATGGACGATGACTTTAGGCAAATCTAGGGCGATAGCTCTACCTCTAGCTAATGGAGAAAGGCTCCGTGGATTTCGTTTTAATCGGATTGTATTGGATGAGTTCTTAACTATCCCAGAAAAGATTTTTAACGAAGTTATCATACCATTCCTTGGCGTGGTGGAAAATCCTATCGAGAGGGAAGAGCTATACAATCTAGAATCCAGAGTAATCGACAAAGGCGAGATGAAAGATGAGGATAGATATATTTGGCCAAACAACAAGCTTATCATCCTATCATCTCCATCATTTAAGTTTGAGTATATGTATAAATTATATAAAAAATATGAGGATCTTATATTCGGAGTAGACAAAGAAGAAGATGACGAGGAGGAATTAAAAGATGATGCTTATAGGCTTATTATGCAATTAAGTTATGATTGCGCTCCGACAAGACTGTATGACCAAAACCTACTAAAACAAGCTAAGGCAACAATGTCAGAGATGCAGTTTAAAAGAGAGTTTGGCGCACAATTTATTGATGAGAGCGACGGTTACTTTAGATTATCTAAAATGGCTGCTTGCACAATCCCTGATGGGGAATTTCCCGCTGTAGAAGTTGTAGGTAATCCTAGCGATGAATATATACTTGCTTTTGACCCTAACTGGGCTGGGAATACAAGTGCTGACCATTTTGCAATGCATGTCTTCAAAATAGATAGGGACGCTCAAAAGGTCTGTTTAGTTCATAGCTATGCTATAGCTGGCGTTTCTCTAAAGCAACATATGGAGTATTTTCTCTACCTGATCCAACACTTTAATATAGTGGGTATATGCGGAGACTACAATGGAGGAGTACAGTTTATAAATTCTTGTAATGAGAGCGCTTTATTTAAAGATGCTAAAGTGAAAATTGGAGTAGTTGAAGTTGATCTAGAAAAACCAGAGAATTGGAACTCAGATATATTAAATTTTAAAAATCAATATAATCTAAGAGAGAGAAATTATTGTATTTTAAGAAAACCTACATCTAACTGGATTAGAAATGCTAATGAGATGCTACAGGCGGCGATAGATCATAAAAGAATTTTATTTGCTTCTAGAGCGATAGATAGTCACTTTGATTCACAAAGGAAAAAGAATATACCTATAGATAAAATAAAATGGGATGTCAAAACACCAAAGGCATCCAAGGGTGCCATGATGATTGATCTGATTGATCATCAAAAGTATGTAGTAGAACTTACAAAGTCTGAATGCGCTAACATTGAGGTCATAGGGAACCCACAAGGATCACAGGCATTTAACTTGCCTCAAAACCTCAGGAGACAGAAGGGGCCGAATAGAGCAAGAAAAGATTCTTATTCTGCCTTGGTTCTGGGCAATTGGTTTGCAAAGGTGTTCTTTGATTCAGAAAATGCTAATGAAGAGAGAAAGCCAGAAGGAACATTTATTCCTTTTGCTATTTGAAAAGTTCTAAAGTCACTTTTATAACTTTAGTGTAAACTTTGATATGGCTCGTAGATATACTAAACGCTCTGAATATTGGGAAAAGTTCAATAAGAAAAAAATTCCACTTGAAAACCTAATTCAACCTCAAGACGAGGGTTTTCAGCCAGAACTAATTGGAGAACCTGTTTTCAGCTCTGAGTCGTCTCGTTTAGACTCTCCCACAGCTAGAACGAAAGCTCGTACCAATGCTGTTGCCACTTCAGGCTTAGGTAATAAATTTGAGAATATCAAAAACGGAATCTTACCGTTTAACTATGAGAAAGACTCTGCAGACGCTAAAGAAGCAGTAGAACTTTGTCAAAAAGCTTATTTTAATATTTCTTCTTTTAAAGGAACGATTGATCTTTTGTCTGAATTTGCTGACTCGGAAGTATATCTTGAGGGGGGTACAGAAAAATCTAGAAAATTTATCGACGCTTGGTTTAAAAGAATCAAGATGCATGATTTAAAACAACAATACTTCAGAGAGTATTACCGATCAGGCAACGTCTTCTTTTATAGAGTAGATGGGAAAATACCTCTTAAAAATTCGCAAAAAATGCTAGAAGCTTATGGGGCTAGTTCTAGGAAAGAAATCCCTATTAGATACCTTTTAATCAACCCTACAGATATCGCAACCAAAGGCTCTGTTTCGTTTAGTGGCTATGAATATTTTAAAGTATTATCTCCATTTGAAATTTCTCGACTGCAAAAGCCAGAGACAGAGCATGAGCTAGAAATGTTTAAATCCTTGCCAGAAGACGTTCAAGAAGCGCTTAAATCAGGGAAGAATGCTTATGCAATGACTAGAGTTCAAATTAAACTTGACCCACAATTATTGCATGTTGTTTTTGCTAAAAAGCAAGACTACGAACCTTTAGCGATACCCTTGGGTTATTCTGTTCTTGATGATATCAATAGAAAAATAGAATTGAAGAATATCGATCAGGCAATTAGTCGTTCTATTGAGAATGTAGTTTTATTAGTAACAATGGGCAATGAGCCAGATAAGGGTGGAGTCAATCACCGAAACCTAGCTGCAATGCAGCAAATATTTAAGAATCAGAGCGTTGGTCGGGTTCTTGTTTCTGACTATACGACAAAAGCAGATTTTATCATTCCAGATATCCGTAAAGTCGTAGGCCCAGAAAAATACGAAGTCTTAAACAGAGATATTGAACAAGGTTTACAGAATATTCTTATAGGGGAATCTAAATATTCAGATACTCAGATCAAAATGAAGGTTTTCTTCCAGAGATTAGAAGAGTCTCGTAGAGCCTTCCTAAATGACTTTATTAATCCCGAGATCAGAAGAATATGCAAGGCTGCTGGCCTTCGTTCTTGGCCAGAAGCTAAATTTGTTAGGACAGATACAATGGACGACAATAACCTGTCAAAGTTGGCCACAAGATTGATGGAGTTGGGAGTCCTTACCCCAGAACAAGGCATGAAGGTTGTCCACACTGGAGTTTTCCCTCAAGCTTCTGACATGCAAGTAGCTCAAGATAAATTCAAGGAAGAACGTGAAAAAGGGCATTACATGCCTCTTGTGAATACAATTAATTTGTATAATGAGGAGGGAGAGGGTTCTCCAGAGCCAAACAGACCTCAAGCTATTGCACCGTCTGGAGGAAGACCTATTGGAGTTTCTAATTCTTCTTACTCAAAGAAAAACATTGTAGAAGCCACCAAAAGAATCAACGAACTTGAGATTTTAGCTTTCAGAGAATTCGCTTCAAAGTTTGGACTTAAAAGGATGTCAAAGCAAAAGAAAGAGATGGTAACTCAAGTCTGTGAATCTATTGTTATAGCGAAAGATAGTGGTGATTGGGAGTCTACTTTATCAGAAATAGTTGAAGACTTGGACAAGCTATCTTCTCTCGCAGTAAATCAAAAAGTACTAGAATTGGGCTGCCAACATCAGCTAGATGACTTAGCTTCTGCTATTTTATATCATTCAACTCAAATTTGCGTGTAATAAAAACTATGTCATTGGATGATTTTAATATTTGTTTATTTGAAGGTAAAGTAAGGGAGATTAAAAATGAGGAGTTTGAGTTATTCGGGCTTTCTCAAGGCTCCATCCAAGAAGCTGCAGAATCTTTATTGCCAGAGGACTTTAATCCAGAAGAGAATATCGATGTTTTGCCTGTCGTCTTTAACTTGGCGAAGGTGAACGAGTTTAATAAAAATGGAGATGGTATTGATGCAGAAACAGCTATAGCGGCAGTAAAACGTTTCATTAATAAGCCAATCAACATTGAGCACAAAAAAGATAAAATTGTTGGTCACATGATTAACGCCTCTTTCTCTGATAAGGAGTTTGACTTTAAGGATAATGACATTGAATCTTATGCTGATAAAAAAGAACCTTTTTATATTAATGCCGCAGGATTGATTTATAAATCTGTTTATCCAGAATTAGCAGAGGCTATCACAGAAGCCTCTGAAGAAGAGGAGCCGTCTTATCAAAGTATCTCTACCAGCTGGGAGCTAGCATTCAAGCAGTTTGAAGTGGCTGTTGGATCTAAATATCTAAACGAATCTAGCATCGCAGAAGGTGCTGAGAAAGAAGATCTAAAACAATATATTAGAGGATTAGGAGGGAAGGGAGTCGATAAAAATGGTAATCCTGTGAATAGATTAATCGTCGGCCAAACTTATCCCTTGGGGGCAGCATTAACTAAAAATCCTGCCGCAGCAGTGAAGGGAGTTTATACAACAAAAAATGCTTTAGATAATAAAAAAGTAGAAAAAATTTCCCGAAATAGTAATATTAATGTAAACTCAAACAAATTAAAAAGTATTTTTAATATGGATAACGAACAATTTGATCAATTAATCTGTCAGTTGACCAAGAGTGTTGCTTCTGCTGTGAAGGAAGGCTCTGAGGCTAAAACTGTTAGCGAAAGTATTCGTGATACTCTCGTAGAACACAACGAGTCTTGGACTTCCAAGATGAAAGTTGAGCAGGAAGCTAAGGCTAAAGCCGAAGCTGAGCTTAGTGAGTTGCAAGACTCTTTTAAGCAAACAAAAGAAGAACTAGACGCTCTTAGGGGTGAGGTTGAAGCAAAAGCTGCTGTTGACCTTTTCAATGACCGTATGAACTTTATTGATAGCGATTATGACCTTAACGAGAAAGAACTCGCTTTGGTCACTGCTGAAGTAAAAGATCTAGGTTCTTCCGAAGAAAATTTTAATTCCTATAAGGAAAAGCTTGAAGTGATTTTTGCTCACAAACTCAAAAAGAATATTGAGGCAAAAGAAGCAGAAATTAAAGCTCGTATCGACGAAGCAGTGGCTAGCCGTGAAGAAGGTGACGAACCTGAAGAAGAAGCTGCTGACGAAGAAGAGTCGGAAGAAGAGCTTGAGGTTGAAGGGGAAGAGGCTGAAGCTTCCATCCCTAATAACAACGCTGAAGCAAGCGAACAAATTTCTTTTGTCGAGAGGCTTAAGAAGAACTTCTCTGTAGAAGTTGCAAACTAAAAAATTAACAATTATATATTATGGCTAACGAAATTACACGTTTATTGCCGTTTCGTCAATATGACGAGAATGATGTTATCAACTTCTATTCTCTTGATGCCGAAACGGGTGAGGCGGGTTCTGTTGTTAAGGTAAGCGCTGCTAACCTTTCCGACGATCCTGTCAGTTATGTTGAGCGAGGCGATGCCGACTCGTATCAATCCACTATGGGTAAGGGTCTTTCCCTTTACCCCGAAGTACCTTACAAGGTGACCAAAATGGTCACTACTGGAGGTAATGCTAAAGCTCTCGGAATTCTTTTGCGCGATGTTCGCTCTAAAGATGAAAACGGAGAGAACCTTCTATACTACCCACAGAAGAAAGAAGAACTTCAGTGTGTTGTATCTGGCGAAGCGGTTCCTATCGCTACAAAGGGTATTTTCACAATCAACGCAAATGGTCTCACAAATGGAGTCGCACCTACTGTTAATCAGTTCGCTATACCTTCTTTGAATGGAACTATTTCTGGGATCACTAGTACTGCAGGTAACCACGGTCAACATCACACTCATTCAATCGGAACCTTCATTGGAACTGGACTTCGTGAGTCACAAGGTGGAACGACTGATGCTTTCGCAGGTGCTTACGCAATTCTTAAACTTAACTGCTAATATTTACGAAAATGAAAATCACAATTAAAAGAACTGAAGATCAGTTAGCTCTTATTAGAGCAATGGGATCTAATAATCGTGAAGAGGCTTATGAGGCTCAGGCGGCAGTTGCAGAACTGCTCGGACCTGTTGTATCTGAAGTTATTAACAACGCTCCTACTATTGGAAATCTCTATACGACGATTTCTTATGGAGAAGATGATAATCCTTCTCTTCCTTTGGACCTTTTCCACGACATCACTGACGAGGACTACATTGAAGTGTATTCTCAGCAGGTCGCTGGTGGGCTTCCATACAGTCAAGTCTTCCCCGCTCACAATGAGTTGAAGTTTAGCACTTACACCTTGGACAGTGCTCTTGCGTTTGATCGCAAGTACGTCCGTAAGGCTCGCCTCGATGTTGTAAGCAAGACTTTCACTCGGATGGCTCAAGAAGTTCTGCTCAAGCAAACGACTACCGCTTTCAACGTTCTCGCTACCGCTTTGGTAAAAGGAACTGGAACTGGAACAACCGCTGGAGGAAGCATCATTGGTTCTTCTGCGGCTGACCGTTTTGTCCTTGCAGACTTTAATAACCTGATTACCAAGAGCAAGCGTATCAATAGCTCCTTCAGTGGAGGAACTCCTGTTGGTGGCGTTAAATCTGGTATTTCTGATCTCCTTGTTTCTCCAGAAATGGTCGAGGAGCTTCGGGCAATGGCTTATAACCCAATCAACACCGCTGAAGCCCCTTACGGATCTGCAGTTAAGGACAGTCTTCCTGCTCCTGATGCTCTTCGTCAAGAACTCTTCAGTGCTGCTGGTCTTCCTTCTTTCTACGGAATTAATGTTATGGAGATCAACGAGATGGGCATCGGACAACGCTTCAATAAGCTCTTTGGTGCTGTTGTTGCTTCCGAAGGTGCTACTGTTATCGGTGGTGGAGGATCTGGAACTTGGGTAACTGGTGATGATGAAATTCTCATCGGTATCGACCGTTCTAAGGATGCTCTTATCCGTCCTACCGTTGTTGGTGAGGGATCACCATCTGAATTCCAAGTCCTTGTTGACGATCAGTTCTCTGTTCGTCAGAACAAGATTGGATACTACGGTAAAGTTGAAGAGGGTCGTATTTGCATCGACAATACAGCTCTTATCGGCTTGGTGGTATAATCAACCTGATGTTACTTATAAAGAGAGTCGCTCCATAAGGGGCGGCTCTTTTTTTTTGATTTTTATCTAAATTTTAACTATTATGTATTATGAGTGAGAAAAAACCAGCAAAGAAAATGAAAGCTTCAAAGGGAATTGAAAAGAAACACTTAGAGGAGTTTGATGTCACTGATGGTAAGCACAGGAGTTCCAAGGAGGAACAGATTGAACATGTAAAAGAACTAGAGGATCTATTGGGTATGCCTCAAATGAATCCTTATGGGACACTACATCGAGACGTTTTCAGGCAACGTCTAGATTCTTGCAATGCTTCTGAATTAACTGATTTAGCAGCTAGAGTTGGCATCCCGAGAGAGAGAAACATGAACCTGCTGAGAAAATCTTTGATGAAATCTTTTGATTTTTATGTACAGAAACACAATGTAACAGTTCAGGGTTCATCTAAACCAATTTTAGATCCAAGTTCCCCAGACTACGAATCTACTGTAAGGTTATTTAAAGAAGGTTTTTAATTAATGAATGATCTTGGAGTTTTAGCTACTGACATTGTCACATATGATTTCCCTAATGATACGGGGTCATATAATGTTGGATTTGTTTCTGGGTGGCTGGAAACTAATATTGGAGAGTTTAATGGGCTTATACATGAAGAATTTTCAGTAGACTCTACTGGAGCGATCTTGATGGATAATACAGGTCTAGCTGAAGTAGAAAAGAATATTTTTTCTAAATTGTATGAGATCTGGTATTACCAAAAATCAGCAAGAGAATCTCTAAGATCATTTACTTATTCTGATTCTGTAGATTGGGTGACCATTAAAGAAGGTGACACGACAATCCAGAGACAGAATAAAAACTCTGTAGCCAAAACGTATAAGGATTTAGGAGAACAAGCTCAAGAAGCTCTTGATGGACTCCTTTTCCAGTATAACTATCAAAAATCTTCCCCTGTTCAAGTTGCAGGGACAGATGGAACTTTTAACTTGTCTGGTCAATTAGTTTAATATGCCCTCCTTACTCACAGACGCTGAAAAATCCGCTATTAATTCTGCTTTAAGTAGCATTCATGATACATTTGCTAGAAACATCTTTATCTACGTCAAGGAGGCTTCTGTGGTCCCAGCTGAGCTTAATTTTAACCCTTTGTATGGCAGAAATAAAAACGCAGCCAAAATCTCTTCTGAGATAACTCTGACCAAGTACACGTTCCCTGCTCGCATTTATTATAAAAACGAACAAAAAGAAGATATACTAGATGGGAACGGACAAATGAATCTTGTAGGATCAGAAGGCCAAATTAGAGTCAAAATAAAAGCTGACGCATACGAAAAACTTAAGATTTGTTCAAAGATAGAAGTTGATGATCAACTCTTTGTAATTGATGGAGATGCAAAAATCATCGGACCATTTGATACCCAATTTTACTCGATCTTTTTGAAACGTGAAAACTAATGGCAAAAAAGAATTTCATGAGGGTTTCAAAGCCCGTGGTGACTATAGACGCCAAAGAACTACTAAGAGAGCTTACCGCAGATAGCCCGAATAGTAAATCTATGGCGATGGCTATTCGGCAGGTTATCGCTCCAAAAATAGAGGATAGGCAGAAAGACCTACAAAAAGAATTTAAAGTACACCCAATCACAGTTGAATTAGATGCTGGTCCGACTGCGTCTAATACTAGTGGAAGCTTGGGAGGATACGGTAACCTTTTTTCTTTTATAGGTTTCTCAGGAGGAGATAACCCAACGGAAATTATATCTGAGATTTTCAGACAAAAGATTAGGTTTACGGTACGGAGAAGAAATAACAAAGGGCAATACAATGTTACTTTTTTATATACCCTCTACAGATGACATATATAATTTGACTCCGATCCCTTGGATGACAGGAAAGAGTTGGGCGAAAAGCGTTGAAGAGGGAGGTATAACAAACTTAGGGCAGTTTCTATACAGCTCTACTGGTTTTGGGCAATCTTCTTCTGGTACGGGTATACAGGTCAAAAATAGATCTTCTGGTGTAAAGTTTACTAGGACTCCGTATATCGGGCAGTTAATAGAGAATTTTAAAAAGAATTTGTTAAGGTTAGATAGATGAAAGCACAATTTGATCAGAATATTTTATCCAGTTTTTACCTATGGTTTGAAAATCGCTTGTTGAGCGATTCTGCTAAGGCTTATAAAATAGATTTAGATAATGCTTTTGTATCAGGATCTTTTTCTGATATACCGTCAACTCATATAGGATTTCAAGGCAAGTACCGATCTCTTGTAGGCGAATATGGCGTTGATAATCCAAACTCAGGTTTTTTCTTAGGGAATGATTTCATTACAGGCGATTATGACGAAAATGGAGGTATTTTTACAGATTACGAAAATGGTAGACTTATTTTCCCGCAAGCGTCTGGTGCAGAGATAGCAAGCAATGCTTTGACGGCAAATTCTACAGTAAAAGAAGTAAATACCTATATCACAAATGATACTGATGCTCAAATCATCATTCATTCTGATTTTAAAGATAGCGCTACAGAGTTGCCTTATCAGTATGGTAAAACGGGAGAGTTTGATGAGACCACTTACTTTTTGCCAGCATGTTTCATATCTGTAGCTTCTTCAGATAACAAGGAGTTTTCTTTCGGCGGAGAGGAAGACACTACTACTAGAATCAGAGTTATGGTATTATCCTTTGATAATTATACTCTAGATTCTGTTCTGTCTTTATTCAGAGACTCTGTCAGAAAAGACATGACTCATGTCCCATATGAAGATTTCCCATACGGTTTCTCTTTTTCAATTAAAGATTTCCCTTATAATTATAATAATTTAATCTCAGGACAATCAGACCCTGTGAAGTCTCATATCAAGGATGTTTCAGTCTCAAAAATTGTGTCAGAAAGAATTAGGGAGAATTTAAATAAGAACATTTCAATTGGATATATCGATTTTGAATTATGTACTTATCGTTTCCCCAGAGCTTAAATTGGTGTAAGAAGGTGTAAACCTTTACATTTTTAACTTAAAATCTTATGGCTTCTAGAACTAGAATAATTTCACAAAGCAAGGCTGTTTATGTATCCCCTACTGGTACACTCGGTGGGCTTACCACCCCTGAAAAGGCAGTTACTGGGGTTATGCCTCAACAATTACACCGTGTAGATACTTTATCTTTTGATGTTGATATCGCTGGAGGGCGACAGGACATTAGAGAGTTTGGTCAATTGGCACGAATCGGAACAATCACTTTGGGTGATCTAAACCCATCTTTTTCTCTGGGTTATTACCTTGGAAATGGAGAAAACGAGGGTAATTTGGGATTCAATGGTCTTGGTAGAAGCGCTGTAGATGGTTCTTTGCAAGATCAATTTATTTCTGGGATTCTTGCTGAAGATCCCGCTAAAAGAGAAAAGAATCTTTTCATATTGACTGTTAAAGAGGGTGAGGATGCTTTTGCATCTACGAGTTCATTTAACGATAACCCAACTGGGAGATTTACCACTGCTGAAAGAGCGGGCCATGATGTTGTTTCTCTCGGAAACTGCAACTTTGAAAGTTATACTGTTAACTTTGCTGTTGGAGAGATCCCTAGGGTAGATATTGATGGAACCGCAGAAAACATTACTTTTGATACTACCAGTTCTGGCCTTTATAACCCATCTTTGAACAAGGCGGGAGGACGAGCTGACACAGGACAATTCATGTTAGGAACTCCTAGTACAGGTAATATGGACGTTCTTGTTCTTCGTCCAGAAGACGTAAGTTTAGCCTTCTCAAAAGAAGAATTCTCATTTGGTGGAACAGATCTTGGAGATATGCATGTGCAAAGCGCCTCAATTGAAGTCCCTCTTTCTAGGACTCCCATTGAAGCTCTAGGATCAGCTAAAGCTGTTGCTAAACCTTTGGATTTCCCAATCAATGTAACTATGTCAGTTAGTGCGTTGCTAAAGAATATCCACTCAGGTCAAATCGACAAAATCTTGACTGGAAATGCTGGAAACGAAACCACGAACATCACCCTTACTGTTAAGGGCGATGATGGAAAAACCAAGCATCAATACACTATGCAGAAGGCAGTGATGGATTCACAAGGATTCTCCCAAGGCTTAGATGATAACGAATCAATTGAATTGACATTCTCCACTCAGATTGGAGGAATAAATCAAACTGATCAGGGATTGTTCTACTCTGGTGTTAATGCAAGTCAACCTGATGTATATAGTAGTACTGCTACTCAGAAATTTGGAGATGGATTCATGTATAAAAAGAACAATGCGATATCACCATACTCCTTGGAAGACGGAGCTGGGTCTTAATATAACTATTATATCTAGAAAAAGCCTCGCAGGAATGCGGGGCTTTTTTGTGTAAACTACTATATGCCAGATAGGATTCATGCTAGTGATGTTCAGCTTTTTGTAGATGATCAGCGGATTCCTTCTGTAACCTCTCTATCTATTTCATCTCCTAAGAGTGTTGTTGATATCCAAAGATTAGGAGCTTCCCACTCTGTAGACAGAATATTAACCTCTAACCAATCTACCACATTAACCTATGACGTTAATTTAACAACTGGAGCTACTGGAATTGACCCTATTTACAGCTACCAAAATATGAAGTCAGGTTTTTTGTCTACTGGCTTTTTTGAATTTAAAGCAAAGGACTCTGTTGGTGTGACCACTATTTCTGGAGCATCTTTAACATCTTATTCTATTAATGGATCTGTGGGGGATATTGTTAAGGGATCTTCTTCTTACGAGGGAGATGGAGCTATTTTTACTGACGCTGGAGCTTTAACAAGTGAATCTAACGATATATTTGACGGTTTCTTTAGACCTGAAGATATCGAGATCTCCACATCTTCTAACGGCGACGAAGGAATAGATTCTACTAGTTTGAATATACAAGATTTTTCTATATCAGTTTCTCTTCAAAAGACTCCTGTAACTAGGTTGGGTACTAGAGTCCCTCAATACAGATATCCTCAGATGCCAGCTCAGGGAAATCTTAATTTCAATGTTTTAAAGACAGATGTTACTGGAATTAATATTTCCAGTCTAGTTTGCGAAAGCGGGGTGATTACTATCGACTTAAAAGGTAGAGACAATGAATCTATTTTAGATTTTACTACAAGTGGCTGTTGTTTAGAATCTGTTGAGGAATCGACTTCTCTAGACGATAATACTTCTGTAAGCTTCTCTTACTATTTCCCAATAATAAAATGATTACTAGCGGAAACCTACCAAATTATAAAAATTGTATCTACAATGTAGATGTAACGATTGATTCTCCCATCAGTGGTTTTGAGTTTTCCATTATGGAGACAGGGATAGACGGAGGTTTTAAAACAGCTAACTTAATGACGTTTTCTGGAGCGGAAGGTTATATATTTGACCAAAGTGGCAACTTTTTTGGAGGGTATAGAAGTGGCGTCCCCTTTGACCTTGAAATACATCATGATTTTTTAAACTCCACATTTTCTTATTACAAAGATAATATTTTAATAGCTAATGGATTAGATGTGACGGGAGATAGTATTTTGAATGGAAGGCCAAATCTAGTTATGTTCACTAAACATGGGGAATCGGTACTTTCTTTAGAGGCCACAGGTTGTATAAGTTGATTTTTTTCTGTATATTTATATAATAATATACATGAAAGAGCTATACTCGTTTGATGTAAAGAGAACCATTGAGAAAGAGGTTCCTCATGTCAAAAAAACTAAAAATGGTCCAGTTGAAACTACTAAAAAAGTAAAAAACACCATTAAGAATAGAATTGTTTTTCGGAAGCCATCTATTCTAGACCTTGAAGACGCCGAGTTCTTCTACGGGCAGAAATACAACGAATATATTAACGCTGGATTTTTAACTAAAGCTATGCTGTCTAAGAAACTTGGAGACATGGGTGGGCTTACTTCTAAAACGTCCCAAGAAGCCATGAACCAGATTATCATTGATAATATGGAATCCTCAAGAACGATTGAATTTTTTGCTGGTGCAAAAGATTTGTCTGAAGAGCAAGAAGAGCAGTTAGAAGAAGCTAAAAAACTGTTTACGCACACTAAAGTTCAACTACATGAATACGAAACTTCTCTAAGGTCTCAATTCAGTCAAACTGCAGACTCAAAAGCTGAGATTAAGGTTATTGAGTGGCTGGTGTTGAATTTCTCTTATTTTGAAGATAGTGTAAGTGACAAGAAAGATTTGTTTGAGATTTTTGAAGGAGATGAATTTGAGCAAAAGCGCATGTTCTTGATTAGACTACAAGAAGCTGAAGACGAAGACATTGAAGACGCTACATTCTTAAGAGCCAAAAAGATTTACGACGAGTGTTTTGAGAAGCTTATTAGGGTTGCTAGCATTTGGTATAATAAAATGGGCAATGATCAGAAATCAATTGATGAAGCTCTAAAAGACCTGTTTGAACCTGAAGCAGAAGCTTTAGATGAACAACAAGGAGAATAAATATTCTATTGACTTATTAGACATAGTTCGTGGATACAGTGTTTTAACAAGTTCTGATAGTCAATGCTATTTTAAGCACTTTACGGTGCTTGAACTTCTTGAATTAGATAACCTTCAAGAAATTGATATTAGTCGATCTATAAAATCAGGCATTAAGACCGAGAAAGACCTAGTTGAGACTGCTATTAAAAGAAAGTCTTGGTCAGTGCAGAAAGAGGACAAAATAAAGTCCTTAGAGTGGACTATAAAAAAATCACTTACAGCTTTCGGCAAGATTGAAGATCCCAAACAAAAGGAAATATTCAAGAGGCAGATAGATAGCCAAGAAGACGAACTCAAAGAAATCAGGGTTAAAAGAGCCAATATAACTTCTTATAGTGCGGAGCACTTATCTGAAGTGAAAAGAGTTAAGAGGATGTTTAAACAGTCTATTTTTATGGATTTAGATTTTACAGAATCTCCAACCCAAGATCAAGAGCTTGTTTTTACTACAGCGATGTTCTCTAGGTATGGGGAACTCAATAATCGAGAATCAATATTAAAAGCATCTTATTTTGGTGGGTTTTTTGATTTATTCTCTGCTCAAGATGGAAATCCTTTAACTCTCTTGGGCAAGACATTTGAGGATATAACAAATTTCCAAAAGTATCTAATTGTAGTCTCTAATGGGTTATTAAATAAGATTAAAAATACAAGAATACCCGAAGAAATTTATGGAGACCCAGTAAGAATGATGAATTACGAGGAGAAAGAAGAGAAGGATACAAAGGTTTCTCATGGTCTAGATGATCTAAGACGTAAATCTCAAGTAAGAGGGGGAGAACTTAAAGCAGAGGACTTTTTAAGCTGATAGGTGTAAATTACACTATATGGCTACCAGTCTAAATGCATCCCTAAATGTCTCTCTAAACCCGCAGAGCCTGAATGCTTCTACGAAGCAGGTTCAACAAGCTTTAGGGAGAATCACGGGACAAGCTTCGGAGTTCCAGAAATCTCTGGATGCTTCCACTGCTCGTGTCTTTGCATTTGGAGCTACTACCGCCGTTCTAAACGGAGTAACTCAATCTTTTAAAAAATTAGTTTCTTCAACTATTGAAGTAGAAAAACGATTAATTGAAATAAACTCTATTTTTCAAGCTACTGACGCGACATTTAATAAATTTAGGAATTCAATATTTAAGGTTGCAAAAGAAACTGGCCAATCATTTGCGACCGTTGCAGATGGTGCTGCTGAATTAGCTAGACAAGGTCTAAGCGCAGAAGAGACCGCTAAAAGACTAAAAGCGTCTTTAGTCCTAACGAGAATCTCTGGATTAGATGCAGAGAAATCTGTCAAAGCCCTCACTGCTGCGATTAACGGTTTCGCATCCGCTGGATTAAACGCAAATCAAATCGTCAATAAACTGGTTGCTGTTGACACGGCTTTCGCTGTATCTGCTCAGGATTTGGCAGAGGCATTTAGTCGTGCTGGATCTACAGCGGAGGATGCTGGGGTTAGTTTTGATCAGCTTTTGGGGCTTGTCACAGCTGTAGAACAAAAGACCGCTAGGGGAGGAGCAGTTATTGGTAACGCATTTAAATCTATTTTTACTAGAATATCTAGGGGCAGTACAATTGATAAACTTAAAGAGTTGGGGGTTGAAATTGATGCGACTCAAACAGGAATTCAAAAACTCAATGCTTTATCTGTAGCTTTGCAGAATGTCTCCGATCCAACTGTAGCTTCTCAAATCAAAGAACTCGCAGGTGGCGTCTTTCAAATTAACGTTGTTAGTGCTGCTTTAAAAGACTTGGGTTCTGATACTTCTATATTTGCCAGTGCAGCGAGAACAGCCTCTCAAGCCACAAATGAAGCTTTTGAAAAAAATGCAGAGTTAAGTAAATCAATATCATCTCAAATAAATGTACTTGTTCAGGGTTTAACTAGTCTTTCTGAAAAGATAGGGACAATTACTTTTGGGCCTCTTCTAAAAAACCTAATTGGTTTAGCTAATAAGTTTACGGAGTTTTTGGATAATGCTCTTGATCCAGAGAAGGGTAATACGTTTATTAAAGGATTATTTAAAGCCATAGGTAGTTTCTTGAGTGGCCCCGCTGTAGTCATCTTTACAGCAGCTTTTGTTAAGATTTTCAAATTAGTCGCTAGGTTCGCTGGAGACGGATTAAAATCCTTGTTCGCGATTGGAACCCAGACAGAGAGGATTAAAAATATTGAAGGAGGGATCGTCGGTTTGCTGCAAAAGGATGAAAGCCTTAGGAATGCAATTACAAGCTCGACAATAACTCAAGCTCAAAAGGAACAATTAGTTTTAAATGCTATAAGGAGCGAAAATAAACTTTTGGAGCGACAAGCCCAGTTAGTGAGGCAAATTGCGACCTCTGCTGCCGCAAAAGGTGTGACTGGGTTTAGTGCTACTTCTGGGACTTTTAAGGGTCGGCGGGGCAAGCGTTATGCTTCTGGATTCATGGAGGAAGAGGCTACCGCTAGAATGCTTGGCGCTCCTGATAATGTGCAAGCTCATTTCGGTAAGGGAACTATTGGTGGACGTAGATTTGTCATGAATGACAATGAGGTAGAGATACCTAATTTTGCAGGAGGAAATTCTGCTGTTATCCCCATGTATGCTGGAGGAAATCTACCCAAATATAACAGGGGGTTTTTATCTCCACTCAAAAATAGGACAGATATAACAACTAGGCAACAAGCTATAGATGCTGGATATAGTGGAGCTGCTGCCAGTAGTAGATTCGGAGCAGCCCCGAAGGTTGCGCCTACTCAAAAAATGGAGGATGTAATTCAAGTTAATCCTACTGGATCAGCTATGCTTGTTCCGAATATAGGTAAAACTTCTAGAATAAATAAGGGGACTAGAGGTAGATTTAAATTCAAGGGCAAGAACATGGGGTTTGAATACGGGGCGGGATTGGGTGTTTATGGACCCAAGGTTCCAGAAACTGTTGATGGAGCAGCCAACCCTCAAGACGAAAGACTGAGGAAGAATATAACAAGAGGGGTTACTACAAGTGCAGCAAACTATGCTGGATCGTTAAATCCTATTCTAGGTAAGCCTAAACCATCTCAAATTAGCAAAATGCTACAAAGACAGGGTGGTGGTAAAGGAGCACTCAGAGGAGTTGTTGGCGCGGCATTTGAAGCTGCTGTTAATGTTGGATTAGGAATAAGTCCAGCCCGAAAGGTAGATGGTGGAGATTTTGATATTAAGGGGGTTAGTGGAGAGAAACGCAAAGATGTTAACACCATGTTTGGAGTTAAAAACCAAGCAACAAACCTGTATGATTATAAGGAGAATGCTGGAAAGAATAGTTATTCTAGTTTTGCTAAAAAATTAGCTAACCAAGGGAGATACACTACTGTTAAGAGGCCCAAGTTTTCTAAGAAAGGTTTTGCTGGAGGATATATGCCTAAGTTTGCTAAAGGGGCTACTGGTGGAGGCGGTGGAGGCGGCGGATTGATGATCGGTCTTTTCGCACTACAAGGAGTTTTAGGAGGTGTTACATCAAGTTACGAACAGAATAAAAGTGCTGTAGAGGCAGATACTGAAGAAAAAATACAAGCTCTGAAACAGTCTAAAAAGAGCTATAAAGAAATAAGCTCTGGGATAAAAGCGCTTAAAGAAGAGGGTAAAGCTAGGGGAGAAGCCAAGACTGCTATGGAGGTTCTAGCAGAAAAAGCTATGTTGGCGGCGAACGCATTAATAACTTTAAGCACCTTGAATATGGTTACTGGAGGAGGGTTAGGTAAGGCTGGAAGTTTTTTGATGGGTAAAGGTGGAAAAGCCGCAAAGTTGACTCAAGCTCAGAATAAGGCTAGACACGCTAAAGAACTGAAACAATTTAGAAAAAACAAGGCATCAGGTATGAATCCTGCAGATGCTCAAAAAGCAGCTAGATCTACCGTAGCCAAGAGGGGAATGATGGGAACTGCTGCCAAACGACTGGGCGTGGTTGGATCGATAGGTTTCGGGGGTTATGAAGCTGGGTCAGCTTTCTTTGATGATAGCCTAGAGCAAGAGCAGAAAGATGAAAGATATAAAAGTGCTGCTGGCTCTACAACAGGAGCTTTGGTAGGTGGATTGGTTGGTTCTATACTTGGCCCAATAGGTACAATTGTCGGATCGGCTGCTGGAGGATATTTAGGTGGTAAACTGGGAGACTCTGAAGGAGCAGATAGTGCTGTAGCGACTAGGCGAGAAGAGTCTTTCAAAGAAGCTCAGACTTTTGGGATGTTAGATTTTAATGCATCTGATTTTCAAGAAGCTATTGAGGAAAATCTAGACGCGATTACCGCTCAAGATGGCTTTGAAGCGGCAGCAAATCTTCAAAAAGCTTATGATGATGCTTTGGCAGCAAAAGCCCAATTACTAGATGAAGCTAAAAAAGGAGAAGTTTCAGAAAAAGATAGGGTCGCTATTCAAGAACGACTAGATCAAGCTTCCATGAGGCTTGCTGGGGTTAGATTCAAATCTGCTGCAGATGAAAGTGCAAATATAAAAGCTATAGCTCAAACAGAAAGAAAAATAGTTGCGTCAAGTGATGCTCTAGCTAAGGCTAGAAAAGAATTAGCTGATAAAACCCTAGATATGGCTGCTAGGGTTAAGAGAGAACAATCTCAGGGTAAACTAAGGACTCAATTATCTCAATCTGTTTCTGGACCGTTTGCTGGAGCTGTAGGATTAGCTTCTGAACAAAACCTAATGTTTAGAGATATTAATGTAGCTAAGAATGAAAAAGTAAATGCTGAAGCTGCTCTAAGGGCAGGTCAGAAGATTGGAGTTTCAGGAGAGGAGTTACAAGATCTTAAAGATGCTGTAAGCTCCGCTGGAGAAAACTTTGAATCAACTGTCAATAACGCTGCAGTTTCATTCAAGAATAAAATGGTAGCCCTTGAAAAGGGTATTGCAGATATAGATAAGCAAAAGGCGAAACTAAGAGAAAAGGAAGTTCAAGCCTCAGAAAACTTTATTCAAAAAGTTGTGGCAGGAAATAAAGGAGGAGGGTCATTGAATTTCCTGATGGACTCTATGACTAATCTTAAAGCTTTTACAAAAGATATCCAAGCTAGAAAATCCGCCGTAGAAAAACAAGGGGGGACTTTTGAAATGACAAGAGAAGAAGTCCGTAAATTAGCTCAAATGCAAGCCGCTGTTGAGCAAGGTGGAGAGAACGCAGGTCTCTCTCAAAACTTCTCTGAACTAATTAAAAAACTAGCGCCTGAACTTTCTAAAATATTTTCTGGAGAGGGGGCAATGGGGGCGAAAGCTAGAGCTAGAGCCATGTTCGGGGACGAAGAGTCTAGAGCTGAATTTGAGAGAAGATATGGGAAAGGAGCTATTGACAAAATTCTTGCTGGAGAAGGGATGTCAGAGAAAAAAGCGATAGATGAATTGACTAAAACTCAAGAAGATTTAAGAGCGCAACTAGAGATAACTAGGAAAAATTATGAAAAGCTTAATACAGATGCTGATACTGCAGCCCTAGCTGCGAATATAACAAACCTAGCTACAGAAATGGAAATGGCTGCTCGTGGCTTATTTGAACTTAATGATTTCTCCGCTAGAATTACAAAAACAGTAACAGATACAAGTGGATTGATAACCACAAATGCAGCTTTCGTTGAAACTCAGAAAGGTTTAATATCTGCTCTAACTTTAGAGTTAGCCAATCTGAAAATTAAAGTTGATGACCTTTCTGCAGATTCAGATCTTAAATAAAGTGACTAAAATTTAAAATGGCTAGCTTAATAGTAACAAATGTTTTAACTTCTTCGGTTCAGATAGAATATTCTTATCTGAACACTGAGGAGCTATTTGGCTATAAGGTTGTTGGATCTTATCAGATTGACGTTTCTGATATTAATATTGAACAAGAAGACACTACTTTAGTTAAAGGCAGGGACGCTATTGAAAGCGCCTACAATAGACCAAACATTACAGCAAGAATCGGAGCTGATGATTATATAAATGGTCAAATAACTTCATATAGTTTTGATGCGGGGACTCTAGTAGGATCTGAAGTTGTATCTATTACAATAGAAGAGTATAGAAGATTAGATGATTATTCTTCTTCTGAGTTTGCAAAATACATTCCAAACCCTCATGCAATATCTAGTTTTTCTGAGTCTTATGATTTCTCTAGAAATGGCTCTGATTACAGCTCAAGTAGAAAGATATCCTTAACATATATTCAAGATGCGGGAGATCAATTTCTCAATAATGCCAAGACCTTTTTAACTAATTATTATTTCGGTAATAGACCTGACTTTGGTTATCAAGAAGATGGAATATCTGAAAACGCTAAAATTAGCGATAATTTTCGGGGATTGATCAGTGAGACTTATGATCTTATTGGGCTAAGCGTTTCTTTAGAGGAGAATGTGAATTCTTCAATAGTTGATGATGCTAATAAGGTCAGTAAGAAAGAGACTCAAAACTTGAGTATTGATGAAAGAGGTTACTTAAACAAAACTATAAATATAGATCTTACTTCTCTTAGATTAGATTCTGAAAATGTTATCAATGCAGCTATAGCAAATATTATTGACGCGAAGAAGGCTGAAGAACAAGTTGAATTTGGCAACCCACATTCTATATCTAAAGCAGTCTCTACAGACGGAAATAAAGCAACTATCTCCCTTTCTTTTTCAACAGATCCCAAAAAATCTCAAGAGAATGTGATATCATATTCTGGAACCGAGAGTAAAGATGGAAGATTTATAAGTTATTCATTATCTATAGAATACGTATCGGATGGAAAGAACAATATAGATAAATTTAAAAATACTAGGGCTTCTTGGGGAAACGAGCAGCCTCTATATCCATTAAAAATTCGTAGATTATTTCATCCTACATTTCAATTTTTTGAAAAGAGTAGGTCAACAAACTTCTTAAAAACCGAGGGAAAGATTACTGAGAGTGTAGTATTCACTAGTGATGATGCATATCAATCATCTGACGATGGATTACTTAAATTTAAAAAAACTTTAAATAAAGCAAATCAAATTAATAGATTGGAGAAATTTTTAAATTTAGAAGATTTAACAGATCAGATTGTACAGAGTAATCTAAAAACTGTCGGACAAGCGAGCGTGTCAGCTGAAGCTACAGTTAGTCAAAGTGCAGGAATACTCAAAGCCAAAGAAATTTTACAATCAAAAACTGCGGAATTAAATGAATTGGTTGATGAGGATGTTATTCATATTACCTCGGATACAACAAGTCTAAACCTAGGGGACGGGAAAGCTACTAGAAACTTAACTTATTTATTTATTGAAGAGTAATGTCTGAACAAATTACATATGGAACTTATACTTTCCCAACTCCTGTCCCTTTCGTTGGACAAGGGGTTGAGCCTGTTTACCTTGGAGGCAAGGCTGACCACTTTAGAAATACGGTTGAACTCGTAGGCAACTTAACTGGAGAAAATTTAAGTGGTTTACACTTGCAGAAGATGCAAATGGTTAGTGGTTTAATGTCAACATTTGAAACTCTTACCGTTTCTCATGACGCAGGTAATAAGACTTTTACACAAGCAAAGCCTGAGACGATTTCTTTTTCTGATTCTGACTTGAGTACTGTCTTGCCATATTCTGTATCTTTTAGCTGTTATAAATCGGAAGACTTTTCTGAATTTTTTGGAATAACTAATCCTACCGATACTTGGTCTTTTAATGAACAAGATGGTCGTATTGTAGAAGCAAGCCACAATGTTTCAGCACAAGGTTTAAAAGTTGATGCGACCTCTCCACTGGTAAATGCTAGACACTTTGTGACTGGTAGGACAACAGGTTATCGTGATTTAAGTCTATTTTTGACTGGAGCGACAGGCTATTTGATGTCTAGAACAGAGAATATAGACAGGAGCCAGAATACCTACGGGTTGCAAGAAACTTATCGTTATAACTCAAGCGAGTATATGAAGACTGGTTTATCTGGAGTTTTTTCATCAGACTGTTCTATATCTTACGAGAAAGAAGCTGGCTTAAGCGTGAATGTTAATGCTAGTATTCAAGGGGACTTTGATTCCATTAGAAACTCCGAGGGTCTTGTGACTACAGGACTATTTACAGCGTCTCAAGCTCAAGAAATTGCAGTTAACGCCATCGCGTCTTCCCTCTCTGATTATGAAAGCGGAATCTATACCTTTATGGATAGAGGTCCGAAAACAGTATCTTATGATATAGATACTGGAACTAATGTTATTAACTTTTCCTATGTATTCTCTGACCCTGAAAATACAGACCAAGTCGGCAATGTTTCGCACAAGAGAAGTTCTTCTGTAAACGCCAGCAAAGATGATTCAAAAGTTAAAGTTTCAATTCAGGGAGAATTTAAATATAATTCTCCTTTTGAAGTTATCCCTACTGGAGACCCAGCTACTGGGCAAAGGTTTATTGAAATAGATGAGCAATATAGTGGGATAGCTACTGGGTCTGGGTTTTTAAATTTAGCTATTGAGGCTTTGCAAGACTTTACGGGTTATGCAACTGGATACTATATAAGTGGAGACTATATTAATCCTGAGCCTCTTAGTAGGTCCATTTCTAAAAATCCATCTGATAGTATCATTAATTACTCATTAGAATTTGATAATAGGCCAGATCTTTCTAATGGAACCCTGACAGGTTTGAAAGTTACTTTAACTGATAAGCAACCATTGGAGCGAAGTGGAATAGTTCCAAGTTTAGGGGGGTTTGCAAAACAAAAAATAAATAACCGTAGTGCAGGAGAGTTTTCTGCGTCTGCTGTTTGTGAAGCCTCAACAGGACAGTTGCAAGAACTAAAAGATGTTGTGAGTGGATATATGACAGGAGTATATATATTTTCTGAGTCAAGTAGTTTAAATGACAATTCTATTTCTTATAATGTAAGTAGGTACTATTAATATGAGCGAAAAAGGTTTAAATTACTCTTTAACAGAATCATTGGGAAATAATAATGACTTACTTGTCTTTTATAATTTTTCTGGGCTTAGTGGTAGGCATATCGGAATTGATAATAGAGCAGGAACCAAATATTCTGTTATAGAAAATTGCGAGCCAGTAAATGATACAGGAATATATAGCGGGGTTGTAGTTGGGTTGGGTTCTACCACAGATGCAGGAACTAAAGAGCTAACTACAGGAACATTTTTAATCAATGATAAAGCAGACTTGTCTGAATCAAACTTGCAAATTACAGGTACCGAGACATTGCCTTATTCCAATTGCTCTGTGATCATGGACTTTGAATTTAATGGGGAAGTGAATGATTGCGTATTATTTGGTTCTCTTGAGAAGAGTTCAACAACCATCAATGATCAAGTTATAACGGGAGCAAAAGGATTCAATTTTGGCATAACAGATAGAGGAAAGCTTTTTTACCAAGGTTTTGGCAAAGACGGGGATTTCATATATACTTCTAGTGATTTAGAATTATCTAAAAGAAACATAATTAGTTTTTCCCTTGGATTTAATCAAGTCACCATGTGCAAATATGACTTCTTCAATCAACAAATTGATAAGGATGATTTCAATGTTGACACATCTTATATTGCTAATAATGAAGATTTTTACATCGGGGGTTCTAATCAATATTTTAGAGGGACGAACGGAGAATTTAAGACTTCTAATGTAAGCCTAAATTCCTTCGCTTTACTATCGGGTTATATTTCTCCTAATACTATATTTGGTCTGGGTAGTGGAATGATAGGAAATTACTTCACCTCTTCTGAATCAGCTACAACGGAGACTAGAATTACAGGATATCATCAAACCACAGTTTATGAAACGGGTATAACTGGGTACGACTATGAGGATACTGGAAGTATTAACCTGTCTACGGGAAGAGGAATGCTTACAGGAAACTTCTCTTTTGATTCAAATACTAATACGGGAGAGGGCGATAGATATTTTGTTTATAGATTTTTTGATGTAAACCAAGTAACTGGGTTTGTAAAAGAAGAGGTCGGGTTTCTACATCCAGATTCTGGTTATCAATACTTGCCGACTGGAGACACTTCTGCATTTGATACCTTGGGATTACAAGATGTCGAGGGAGCAGTAGCAGAGTATATAGAACAAAGGGGTATATCTGGAGCGGCTGCTATTTCTGTTCAGCTATTTGGATCTAGAATACAAACAGGAGTCTTAGATAAAATAAGTGGAGTTATTCAAGAGCCTATGTACGAGACTGTGATAGATAATCCCAAGTCTGATAATTCAGGTATTAGGATGGACGTAAGTGGAGAGTATTTGAAGAAAGATTACATTTATTATTTAGGAGATAGGATATGATTTACGACTCTGTTATATTTACTGGTGACACTACAATTTCTGGATGCTCTTCTTCGGACTTGCATACAGATAATTTTCTTTTATTAAACAAAGATGTAGCGGGGTCTCAAGATGTCGTTTATTATGACCGAAGAGTATCTCTTGAGGATAGGAGATTTCAATTATCTTTAAATGGCCAAACTTTAACTCAGGAGGTTCCGATAACTGGGCTAGCAATTAATGAGATATCTTACCAAATAAATACTGGAGATTTCTTTATTAAAGATGAGGAGAGTAATCCGATTGATAAAAGCAGAATATTTTTTGACCAGACCACCCCAGCAAATGCTTTAGATGATATTTCTTATAATCTAGTTTCTGGTTCTGGGATAATCGCTGCAACAGGAGATTTCGGACAATCCTTAAAAACAAGTATCACTGATGGTATCGGGACAACATCAATTGCTTTCAATGAATGCGATTATTTTTTAAATGGTCAAAAGGTTTATTCTGGTGTTGGCGTTGGAGTTTCTGTTGGGACAGAGTCTAATTTCATACCTCTTTTTGGAGGAGCTGGATCAGAAGCCCAAAATGTCGGAGGTGTAGTCACAACAAATAATAAAAATGAATTTAAATACTCTGCTTACAAGAAGAGATTTAGGTCAGACTCTGTAACAGGGGTAAATCCTGATGTTTTTGGTTCTGGATTTATAGAGAAAAGAACAAATTATTATATTAATGGAGTTTCAGAGCTTCAATCTAACTATCTAGAGCTTTATACAGGTGTAAGTATAATAAAATCAGGAGTTAATGCTTTGATTAGTGGATCTATCGAGGGGAATAAGTTCACTGTAGAAACATTAGTAGAAGATATTATTTTATGAGAGAAGGCATAACAAAAGTAGATTTGAATTTTACAAACGCTGGAGGAGGTCACACAGCGTCTGTAACTTCTTTCTTGAACCCCAAATCTGTAGAGACTGGGGAAGATTTGGGCATTGTCATCGGTGGGTTAGGTGAGATCAATAACTTTTCTAATCCTAAGATTACTGAGATGCTTGGGAATTTTATCTGCACTCAGAAAACTACTTCGGCTGGCCCTACAAAAAAAGCGATCACCAGAAGGTATGTGGATAGAACGTCCTTACTTTTAGAATCTTATGTGGTTTTAGTTCGGGGTATCAATTCTGGTCCAAATGGAGGTAGTGATTTTGAAGGTGCAGTTCCATATTTTACAGAGGTCTCAAATACTCCCTTAACATCTTTTAGATCTCAGGGACCAAGAGTTGAAGGTTCTGTGATCTACATAGGAAAAGTTTATAATGTAGAGTCTGCAGCTAACTTCCAAGGAGTTAAGATTAGCCTTGTCTATCACAATAAGAAATTAAAAGAAGATCTCAGTTTAAACACTGAGTTTGTAAATGGCACTTATAAGGCTGCTCCAGATTTATCTCAATACGACTTGAAATTTGGTTATACCCTTTCTGATTTTAGATCAGCTTTAAATAGTGTTGGCATATCTATAAATGGATTACCCTCAAGCAATAATACTTTATTTGAGACCAGTGGCACTCTCAGTAGTGTTGTTAGTAGTATAGCAAGTTATTTGGGTTATTATTGGTATGTAGACCCTAGAAATGGGAGTATTAACTTAATTAACAGTGAAATAGCTAGTCAAATACCAATTGATAATTATACAGATACAACCAATTCCGATATTGTAAGTGCATCTTTCACTGAGAGTATCGTTTCTAATAAAATAGTTAACGTTTATAATGGATCTACAGAAAAAGATTCAAACAATCCTAAAGATGACGATAGACCTAGACCGATTTTCTTTAAAAGATGTCGATTTGAGACTCTAGGGATACATAAAAAAGCATCTAGAACTGTTTTGGCTGCTTTTTTCAGTTTGTTTGATCAGGAGGAAAGTGTTGATGTTTTTGATAAATTTACCTATTTCGCAACTGCAATAGCTAAAAACAAATCTTTGAAAAATGAAGTTTTTGGTAAAGAGAAATTAAATGATCATCCGTTTGATTTAAGTAAATTGTATCCTTATGAACCAGTTTTAAATCCAGAGGGAAATGCTCTACCACTAATTCCTTTCCTAGAAGAGCATGGGGGAAATGCTGATGAAAAATTAAGAGCAGTATTCAATACTAACGATGCAGAAGCAAAAAAAGAAGCGAAAAAAACATCTCTTCTTAATATGGATAGGATTACTAATAAATTTAAATATATTAGGATGACTCAATATACCGTTCAAAACGGGAAAAATGTAGTTAAAAAAATGGAGAGACCCCATAAAAGTGAATTATATAGCTTTCTGAAATTATTTTATCAAATAGCTGGAGGTATTTACATTTCAAATGGCTATTCAGAATATAAGGTAGAGAGAATGGAGTTCTCAAATAGTAACAATGTCAATGTTGTTGGTCCTTTAAAAGCCTCTGATAAAATAAACGAAATTTCGGAATTATCGCCCATAACAGACTTTTTTGACTCTTTGGGCATAGACCAAGATGTGACAGTCAAAGGTCTAGCTAATTTGACTCAAGCAGAAAATCGTATTGGAGGAGTCCCAGCAAAAAGCACTCATGAGCATCATTTCATAGCTATTAGGTCTATACCTAAGTTAGAGAGAGTTAAATCCACAAACAATCAGAAAATAGTTCAAAAAGATGCAAAGGTAGATTTTTCTCCTTTGCAGGAGTATTATGAAATTTATGAAAACCCAGCCAATAAAGAAGACCTCCTAGTAGGCGGACCAACTTTCCCCAACAACCTTATCGATAAAACTCTTGTTGAGGGAATGAAACATTTGATGAATCAATCAATTGACAATTATTATAGAGCCATAAAGAAAAAAACAACTTTACGATTAACCTATAAACGGAGTAAGACACGGGTCAATAAAACAAGCGAAGATGGAGAAGAAGCTGAAGACGATGAATTGGCAGAAGCTTCAGAAGACGATCAGAAGATCGCTGAACTTTTTGATCGTTATGATTTGAAATATAATTCAATTGAAAGCCCACCTCATAATATGTTAAACAAGCTCAGTCTATCATCTGCTTCTGGTTCAACTGCAGAAATGAAGGTTCTCCAAAAAATTAGAGGTAAATACCGTAATCGCTTTGATAAGCCTGAATCTTCTAGTAGGACTTTCTATGGCCTTCAGATCCCAGAGTTTTCTCCAACAATGAATTCTGTTTCTATCTCTATCGGTCCAGATGGTATTACAACTACAGTGAGTGAGTCTACGATAAAGCTAATTCCACCAGATCAAGGTTTCCAGATTACAGAAGGAATGGAGGCGCTGACTCCGAAATCAATGCTTCCAAGCTCCTTTAATGCGAGACAGAGGAACACTCTAGGTCTATGATTTTTTGCAGATTGCCATCAATTTCCTGCATTCTTTGGCTGGGATGTCCTCATAAGACATCCAATTTGCGGCCTCTTCATTTCGGTAAGACTCCTTCTTCCACAATGACCTTAGAAACGTTTTAAACTCCTCAAAGGACTTTACTCCATGATTCTCGTTCAAAGCCTTCTGGAGCGATCCTGAGGGGGTTAATGGGAGCATTACTGAGTCACTAGAGGCATCATATTCCACACTATTAGAATTATTCGCTCCTTTTGACTTATCAATCTCGTCTGCCCCTACGATATGGATATTTAAGAAATTACGGACACAACGAACAAAAGCCCTATTACAAGCAATAGTCTCTAGGAATTTAGCGCAAAAATCATCCGTATTATCTAATGAGGCATTGGCGACATCTTCGTAAATTGTGTTGATTCCAGCGCTTTCGTAATTCTTACCCCAAATAATTCTACAAGTTGCTTTGACATATCCATCGGAAATATTCTCCGTTTCAAATGACACTGATTCAAAACCTCTTAGCTTGGCTAGTTCTTTAATGCCTCCGAGCATAATTAGGAGTTGATTGTCTTTCAATCCATCAGTAGAGCTTGGGACAGGCTTCTTCCTTGCTTCAAACCAACCTTTATTAGGATAAAGGAAGTCGTCTTTGATCATGGATCTCCAATCAACAGATCCGTCTTCATTAAAACAATACGAAGCATTCTCTAAAAGGCCGTGCTCGTTTCTCTTGTAAATATCTGGACCGTAAACACTATTCTTGCTCATGTGGCTCACGGTAAACTCTAAAAAATTCTAAGTCAAGATAAAAATGATCTAAATTTTTTCGTTCATTTAAATCAAAATAGCTAGGATAAATCTCGTCTCCACAAACAATTTTTTTATTACTTTTAATTTTAATTGTATTAAAATCGTCGATATCAATCCTTTTTTTATTATTCTCAATAATAGCCTCAGTATCTAGATAATTAATTAGCTGATCAAAGTTTTTTGATCTTTCTTCAGTGAGGTTATCTGAAGAGGTGCATATTGTGATAGTGGGTATACCCTGATCTTTTACAAGTTTACAGAAATCAAGATCAAACAAATCCGCTTTATATATTAACTTTTTTATTCTCTTGGATTTAATCAGGCTCTCGCTAATGGGTTTTGAAGTAGTAACTTCAACTTTATTTCTTTGTAGAATATGATACAGGACTTCTTCGTTATGAGCGTAGTCCATCCTTACATCGATATGATCAGACACAATATTTGTGCGCTTTATCGGTACAACCTCGTAAAAATCTGACTTATAATTACCCCCAATGAAAATAGTTTCATGAACAACTTTCTCATCGATCTCTAAAACATCAAGAACAGCTTGAGCGATCTCCTCTGGTTTTATGAAATTAATTGTTTTTGGATTTTCCTCTAAAGAAAATGAGGGTTTTTTTCCACCTCTATCTGATTCAATTGTTATCGCTTTTGTTTTATCATTCCAAAGCGGAGAACATGTGTCTGCATATGTGTGAGCATAGATACCTACAACGGGCTTATCTAATGCAGAAGCTATGTGAACAGGGACGCTATCAATCCCGACATGTCCCAGAGAGTTTTTTATAATATATGCAGATTGCTTCAGAGTTTCTGTGGGCATATGAGCATCTACGCCGTCAATTGTTTTTTCTCCTTTAGCTCCGACTTGGATGATTTTAATATCTCCCAAATGCGTTTTAAGAAGTTCAACAACATCAACCCACATGTCATATTCTTTCGCCTGAACTTTCTTGTCATTATGAATTGTAATATACTTATCGTATAAAACTGGGAAATAATGAGGATTCAATACTGGTTTACCAATCTTTACTCCGCATGATTTGGCGTATTCCTCTGCTAGATGGCTCATCGTAACTCAAATTGTGTTTTATCTTTACCGTTATGGAGATAGTTTAAATGTTTTTGCGTCCCAATATTAGGTAAAAAAGCCATGTCAAAATACCCCTGATGATCTCCCTTCCCTTCTAGCATTAATAGGTTTTGAAGACTATCTTGATATGGAAGGATTTTATGAACGCTTGGATTATCCTCAATCATTTGATAAAATTGAGGTTTAGTAAATACATATATATTTTTTTCTGGATATAAATCTTTAAGATTTTTCATTAAAGAATTCAGGATGAGAATATCTCCAGCTGATTCAGGAAGAACAACGGCGATTCTATTAGAAATGCCTTCATCGCCTAATACATCTTCAATCCCTAAGGTCTTGCGAGAGTCTTCAGCCTCTTCTTCTTTAACTTCAGGTTTTTTTAGGTTTAAGAGGACTTTCTTCAGTTTTTCTACTGTAGACTGTACTGAAAACTCCTTCTTTACGTATTCCATACCCTTCTCCGCTAGAACCATAGTGTCAACTTCTGTCATCCCACGCACCATTTTCAACTTTGCAGCTATATCCTTCGGGCAAGTCGATGCTTTAATAAACTGAGTGCTAGGTTCTCTATATGAATTCCATTTTAGAGGGATTCCCCCTTGATGTTCATAGCACGAATCTGTTCCACAGGAATATTCCGTGACTAAAGTCACTAGACCCGCTGCTTTAGCCTCTTGAATCGGCAACTCTTGTCCTCCGCTTGTAAATGGATGACAATAAACATCCATACAATTATAGAGTTCGTTCAACTGTTTTTCATTAATTCCCTTCGCGCTATTTTTAGTTTTAAACGATTTTTCTTTTTTACAACGTGGGCAGTCCTTGTCTTCTCCTTGGTAAGGTGCAATGTGGTAATAATCACAAGCATGGCAAAGGTAAGTGGACAATACATCATCCTGATCGATATCCATTTCTTTAAGATACCTTGGTATATCCCAGCCATGAGATGTTTCCCCCCAATCTGTATGTAATAGTAATTTTGCGTTAACATTCGGGTTTTCTTCTTTGAAGATCTTAAATCCCTCTAAAAGATTGGGTACTGATTTCCTCAATTGGTTCTTAAAAACAAATCCTATTACATAACTTGAGTCTAAACCAAATCTCTCTCTTACCGCAGACCTATAATCCATTGGTTTGAAATGAGAGTAATCAACAGCCCCATGAATTGTCTCTACATTTTTATGTCCGAGCTTCTTCATTTCTTCCTCTGCAAATGATGCCCACACTAACATCTTATCACAGTGAGGCTCCATTTGTTTTGCTTGATCCAGTATCGGGAGGCTATCTAAAGTCGTCCAAAGAACTTTGTTAATTTTATTCCACCAAGGTTTTTTATGATATTCAGAAAAGGCCCAAATATCTTCAATCCCAAGATATACGTCTGGTTTAGATTTTTCTACAATTTCGTCTATCGTATAATAACCATATTGAGCCATTCTTTCTTTTTGACCATTCCCTTGAATTGATCTTAAGACTGATGGATCACTGGGGTGAGTCCCATACGACTCCCAAGGGGTCAGTAAGTCTGCTCCAAATTTTGCGCCGTTTCCAGCTTCAATAACTTCAATGTGTGGGTCATTATGTAATGCTAACAAAATATTTTTAGCATTTTTCCCAAACCCCGTAACAAGTCTGCTATGATTAGAGTGTATTAAGACCCTTAGTTTTTTAGAATGGGACTCCATCATCTTCGTCTTCAGTTACCTCTTGTTTAGGCTCTTCGTATTGTTTTTTTTCGTATTTGGGTTTTTGATTCTGATAAGAGTCAGCTACAACGAAAGAGTCTAAAATATACTTTTTCATTAGTTCTCCGAGAACCTCTGTTTCTCCAGCTTCTAAGGGAAGCTTGAATGTCTGAGAAGAATTTCTCGTTACAGTGAACCCAAATGCAGGGGTTTCAAGCCATTCTTCCCCATCTTTATTCATAATTTTTCTTTTTTTATCCCAAGGCGTGAATTTAATGATCGTAGTGTCTTTATCCCGTCTATGGAAGGCTACGAAAGGAATTCTGGTTTTTAGTGAAGATAAAATTTCTCCAGCTTCATTAGCTGTTAACTTAATGGTTCCAGACTTTTCTGGATTTTTAGCATTTTCTTTAAAAGAACCGCTTTTGGTTTGATCATTCCAGCTGTGTTGTTGAATCATAGAGACGTACATCACTGCATTTCCCTTCTTGTCTTTTGCGATATCAAAACTGAATGCAGATCCTGCATTTTTAGAGTTTGGCTTATAAAGAGTAAATTTCATTGAATTTGTGTAATTTATAGAAGATAATCTATTGTATCATGGCTTTTAATAAAATTCAACCTGAACAGATCCAATTGCACACTTTCTTTAGTGACTCTGGAGATCTAAATATAACTCAAACAAATACAGGAGTTAAAATCAATGTTTCTAGGAACTTGACGGGTGATTTTTCTTTTACGGGAAATTTGACTAATAACGGTAAATCAATTGCGAGTTTTGCTCAGAAAACTAATAACATCTATAATACAAATAGTGGAAACTTTTTGTTTCTAGGTAGCAATACTGAAATCGGAGATGGACTAAATGCATATAATAATTTCGCAATTTCATGCAATGACAGTAGCATTAGTGGAATTAACAATGCTGTTTTCCGCGCAGATTCTGTAGAATTCAGGACAGGTAGTCAAGAAAATGTTTGCTTGGCTGGGCATGGTATAACGTTTACTGACACTGCAACGGGCAGTGTCGTCTTAAAAGATAACCTAACCACAAACTCAATTACCGTAAGTCAGCAAGACGCCTTATATGCGAAATTTAGTTCTGGTCATTTCTTCCAAGGTGGAGACACTTATTTCCAACAGAGTTTAAGTGTAGACGGAACTGGCATATTTAGTGGTCAATTAGATGTTCTGAGCGATGCGGTGTTAAGCGGTAGCACCATTGTCAATGAACAAATGTTGAACGGCCCTCACACTGTAACGGGAATCGTAAGATATCAGACGGGATTCGCCCTCCCTAAATGGTTGGGTAATAGCATGGGAGCTTCTGAAGGATCTCCTGTAACGGAAGCAACAGGAGCACTCGCCATCTCAGGATCTACTTTATGCGTATTTATTGGAGGGAGTTGGGCTGGAATCGGTTTAACCTCCATTTAATCCATATCAATCTTTATTGATTTATTCTCAAAACTAGTTTGATTATCTGCAATGTGCTTTTTGCCGATGTCCCTTTCGTAGTCTTTGAAGTGTTTAGTCTTAACGGGGTCTTGTCCTCCATGTTTGTCTGCTCGTTTCTGGCTCAACTCTTCAGAATAGCTCATCATATCTCCCACAGTACCCTTCATTTTCCCTGTCTTCTCAACGAAGGCGTTAGAGTTAAAGGGGTCATCGTTACTTGATATCGAGGCATGTGGAACTGTGAATACTCTTCGCCATTCCTCTCCGTCTTTTGAGAAAGTATGGGGGTCATTCATTCCCTGAATAACCTCCTCGTACTCGTCTTTCGTGGGGTGTTTATATAGGTATATTGCCATTATATAACTTCTATTTTTCTTCTTCCTATTACACTCTTTTTGGGGAGAGTTACTGTAAGAAGACCGTTCTTCATATTTGATACTATATTTTCAATAGAGACAATTCCATATAAATTTAATTTAAAATGACTTTGTCTATCTTCATTTTTAGCATCAATTATTAATTTTGAATTTGTAGCTGTAACATCAAGATCTTTTTTTGAGAAACCTGCTAGTTCAAATTGAGCGATATAATCGTCTCCGTTATCTTTGATTTCACTTTTATTTGTATTATATGAGTAATTCATATTTTCTATATAACACAACTCATGCCAAGGCTCTAATCCCCATAGATACGAGATAAAATAGCGTCTATGCTTTTGGCATATGTAAAGTTGTCGCGCAATTTTGTCCCATCTGTGTTTTTTTGTCCCACTTTCTCTAAGGCTTCATCAAATCCCTTTTGAATGTCGTCTGCATTCAATTTATAATATTCCCCCTGATTAAAAGACATCCCTTCTCTAAAAAAGAAATTATCATAACAAGGTTGTTTACCGATTGGATCTACGAGAATGCTATTATTTTCTGTTGCCCAGTCTTTATGGGAAGAACAGTTGCTCACTATGGACCATTTGCCAAGAGCGGTCGCGTTGAAAGCAGGAAGATTCCAACCCTCTCCATTTGAAAGTCCAGAAAGATCTATATCAATTGAATTCATGAAATCATTCACTTCTGAATTTGTCTTCAAGTGGGGTAAGAAATTAATGTTTGACCAACTCTGTCCACTTAGAGAATTATTGATTGCCTGATTCATCTGCTCTCCATTTAAAAATGGGTTCGCAACAAGACAAGATAATTGGTATTTTGGGTTATTCCCGAATTTCTGAGTCCATAATTGGATGATGGCCTGTGTGTTTTTTCTTCTTTCAAATTTGCCAACTAAACCGAAATGGATTGTATCTTTTAGGTATTCTTTTCCTGTTTCTTCAAAATCTTGATCAAACCCAAGGGGGACATGGCTGACATTGTCGCAACCTTTATCTTTAAACGCTTGGGCTGCTTCTGACGATGAGAAAAATACATGGTTTTGAAGATTGACTATATTGACTTCCTCTTCCGTAGGGGAATCAAGTTCGTAAAATGTATAAAGAAATTGGTTGGGTAGAACTTTTTCGGAACCATTAATGTGCCAAACCTTTAGGGATGGCGTATTTTTGTCTAATTTTTTCAGTCTAGTGGCTGAAATATTACTGACCCATTGTTGGAAATCTTTGGGGATTTTGTCGTAAGCAGAGAAATCACCTTTATCTCCTATTGGGAAAAAAGAGATTTCAAGGTCTTTTTCTTTGAGTTCTCTTAGAAAATTTACTGTTACATTCCCTAAACTGAGTGAGTTTATTGGTCCTTCAAAATTTAATCTTTTCATTATCTATTCTTTGGCTTAATTCTAATATCGCTTTGTCATGTATATTTATACATCCCTGTGCAGAAAGATTTAATATACTAGCAATTTCCTTCCAAGGTTTTAACTTGCCTCTCTTTCCACAAAAATACCTCTCGTGGAAGATTATTTTCAAGCGACCATCTTGGTGTTTTTCTATAAGATTAATAATTCTAGAGAAAGAATCACTCATATCACAAGACTGATCGGGAGTGTATCCTTTATCTTTTTGACAAAATTGTATTTCATCAAAATTTGAAGTGAACCGATTGTTTTTGTTTTTCGTTTTCTGGGTCAGGCACATATATTTGGTCTTATTTGCCAAATGAGTTGAAAACTTAGCCCTAGTTTCATCATACTCTAGGGCTGCTTTGTAAATTACGTAGTCTTTTTCCCCCATTATATCGTATACTTGATTTTTGGTAAGACAATTTGACCCAAATTTTTTAAGCATATCAACGTAAATGCCTGAATGCCTAGAAATTAGCTCATTCAGGGCTACTTCATTATTATCCTCTCTAATTAGTGCGGTTAAATCAGAATCTGTAAGATTATTGATCACTTTTTTCTTACTATAAGTAAAAATTAAAAAAAATCAAGTAAAATCTTATAAAATTTTATTCTTGACAGGCTGGAATCTTAGCTTAATATAAGAAATATATCGTATTGGAAACGCTCGTATGGGATACGTATTTAAATAATATTCCATACGATACCCATACGTTTATATTAATTTAAATGAGCTTCGCTCTTTTTAATAAAAAGAGGGTTGACTCAGTTCTGACAAAGGCATATTCTGTGTAAAATTACAAGATGATCTTTGACGAACAAATTTCCAGAAAGCCTGACCATTATTCATGGGCAGGAGAATTTATCGAGGCAATGCACAACGGATTCTGGACGGACAAAGAGTTCAGTTTCGCTTCTGATATTCAAGATTTCAACGTGGTGCTCGATGATCAAGAAAAAGAGATTATCGTTAGGACTCTTTCGGCAATTGGTCAGATTGAGGTCGCTGTTAAAAAATTCTGGAGTAAATTAGGAGATAATTTACCTCATCCGTCTCTTAGTGATTTGGGCTTTGTTATGGCCAATGTTGAAGTTATTCACAACAATGCTTATGAGAGACTCCTTGAGGTGCTAGGACTAGAAGAGGTTTTTGAAGAAAATCTTAAACTAGATTTCATACAGGGTCGAGTAAACTATTTGCGGAAATATACACACAAGTTTTACAAAAATAGCAAGAAGCAGTATGTTTATGCTTTAATCCTATTTACTCTTTTTGTAGAGAATGTGTCGTTGTTTTCTCAATTTTACGTAATAAACTGGTTTGCTCGTAATAAAAATGTCCTAAAAGATACTGACCAGCAAGTGAAGTATACAAGGAACGAAGAGAATATTCACGCTCTCGTAGGCATGAAGCTGATTAATACTATTCGGGAAGAACACCCAGAATTTTTTGATGAAGAACTTGAGGAAAAAATAGCTCAAGAAGCAGTATGTGCTTTTGAAGCTGAGAGTAAGATTGTTGATTGGATGATCAACGGAATTCGTCAAAAAGGCTTGAACGCTATTGTATTGAAAGAGTTCATTAAAAATAGAATTAATGAGTCCATGCAACAAATTGGTTTCAAACAACCTTTTGAAGTTGACAAAAATCTGCTAAAAGATACAATCTGGTTTGAAGAGGAGTTACTTGGAAATAATGCCACGGACTTTTTTTATTCCAGACCTGTAGAATATTCAAAAAATTCTCAGACTTATAATGCAGACGACCTATTCTAAATGACTGAATACTATTGGCTAAATGAAGATTCAAGGATTTTCCTTGAAAGGGGCTATTTAAAAGGAGAAACTCCAGAAGAAAGGATTGAAGATATAGCTAATACCGCCCAAGGATATTTGGGTATTGAGGGATTTTCTGATAAATTCATTTCTTATATGAAGAAAGGGTTTTATTCTCTCGCTTCTCCTGTTTGGTCTAATTTCGGGAGGAAGAGGGGTCTCCCTATTTCTTGTAATGGGGTATATGTTCCTGACAGAATGGATGGAATTTTGTCAAAGCAAAGTGAGGTTGGAATGCAAACCAAACACGGTTCTGGGACTTCAGCTTATTTTGGAGAACTCCGTGGTAGGGGAGCTAAAATAAATTCAGGTGGGGAATCTTCTGGGGCAGTTCATTTTATGGAACTTTTTGATAAGGTGGCAGCTGTAGTTTCTCAAGGTAATGTCCGTAGGGGTTCTTTCGCTGCTTATTTACCTATTGATCATCCTGATATCAAAGAATTTTTGCGTATAAGGAGTGAGGGTAATGCAATCCAAGAGATGTCTTTTGGGATTACTGTCGGAGATGATTGGATGAAATCTATGATTGATGGAGATTCAGATAAGCGTCAGATCTGGGCTTCAGTGATTAAGAAAAGGTTTGAAACGGGATATCCATATTTATTTTTCAAAGATACTGCTAATAATCAAGCCCCAGACTGTTACAAGGATCATGCGATGGAGATATTCGCTTCTAATCTTTGTAATGAGATAAGCCTTCCTTCAAAAGAAGATGAATCTTTTGTTTGTTGCTTATCTTCCCTTAATCTAGTCCAATGGGATGAAATTATTAAAACTGATGCCATTGAGATTTTGACTATGTTTCTCGATGCGGTAATGGAAGAGTATATTATTAAAACTAAAGATATTCCATTTATGGAATCTTCCCATAATTTCGCTAAACGGCACAGGGCTTTAGGCATGGGAGTCCTTGGTTGGCACTCTTACCTACAGAGCAAGAGTATTAGTTTTGAAAGCATGGAGGCTAAGCTGGCTAATAGCTCTATATTCAAAAAGATTAGAGAATCTAGTGATAAAGCAACAGGGGATCTTTTTAACATTTTAGGCGGTCCTTTGTATGCTAAAGATTACGGTCGCAGAAATACAACTACTCTAGCTATAGCTCCGACAACCAGTAGTTCTTTTATTTTGGGTCAAGTGTCTCCTTCTATTGAACCCTTGAATTCAAATTACTTTGTTAAGAATTTGGCTAAGGGCAAATTTACTTACAAGAACCCTTACTTAAAAAATGTATTACGAGAGTATGGGAAAGATAATGACGAAGTCTGGTTGAGTATCCTTAAAACAGGAGGATCTGTTCAAAATTTGAATTTTATGTCTGATGATGATAAGGATATATTTAAGACATTTGAAGAGATTTCTCAGAAAGAAGTCGTTATTCAAGCTTCCCAGAGGCAGAAATATTTAGATCAAGGCCAATCTTTGAATTTGATGATACCCCCAAACACTCCTGCTAGAGAAGTTAATCAACTTATGATTTATGCTTGGCAAAATGGAGTGAAAGGCTTGTACTACCAAAGGAGTGCTAATCCGAGTCAAGAACTTTCAAGGTCTTTGATGGAATGTAAATCTTGCGAGGGTTAAATTCCATTATATTTTTTTTAGTGTAGATAGTCATTACTATGACTATTGCAGAACCTACAATTGAGAAGGAAGACATTGAAAATGTTGAATTAGAATATGATGAGACTTTAGCTTACATCTTGGGCAAAATAAGCGAACATATTGCCGAAGATTAGTTGATTTTAGATAATTTCCTCAATACAATAAGGGAGGTCAAGGATTCTCCTCCTTGAGGTCATAGTAGCCTCTGGGTCTTTGTTTCCATAAGGCCCAGAGGTTTATGAAAAAATTACCCTTAAATTTGATTTTGTTTAGCACTACTATGGGTCATGGTGGTCGGCATACTTACAGCGATGTTATTGAAGATCTGTTTGAAAAAGTAGATCCTAATCTTTTCTCAAACAAGGTTTTACATTTAAAAACTAGAGACGAAGAGGAATCAGTAGCAGATAAAATAAAATCTTTCTGCTGTGTGTATGGTATAAGAGTCATCGAGACTAAAGAGTCGATTGTGCATCACAGTGAAAATCATTTGTCTCACTCTGCGGGTTACTTCAAAGACATTTATAAAGCGTATTCTGACAAAGAAATAAGGAAACAAAAATATTCTTTGTGGCTAGAAGATGATTGGTTAATAAATTCAAAAATTTGTATAAATAAAGTTATTGAAGAATGTCTAGAATTTCTGGATAATAATCCAGACCAAATTTGTATTAGATTTAATGGGAGTGAAGAATATGGCGCTCCAGATGGAGATTACAATAATGAGACTGGCAATATTTTAACTCAATCCATAAATTATACTCAATATGGGCCAACTTTTACTTTTCAACCTAATATTAATAGGACTAATGAGATATTTATTGCGTGGAAGGCGGCTCAACAATACTTAGATAAACTTGGATCTTATCATTGTGAGCTAATGTCAGGAGATCTGTTGAAGCCTATGAGCAACAGTAATACTCCATTTTCATTCTTTAACCCTGAAAAACTTTACTCAGAACATATAGGATGAATAAACTTTGGTTGATAGGTATAACCACGGAAGGTCATAAACAAGATCTTCAAGAACTAATAGAACCAATCAAAAATCATTTTGATGGGCTTATCTGGACTTTTCATTACCCTAAGGATGATGGAGCTGATTATTTAGAAAGCGTAAAAGGTCAGGGCGAAATAATTTATACCAAATGGTGTAATAGGTTGGACTTCAGCAGGAATCATTCATTATTTCAGAGTCGTATGGAAGTTGGCGATTGGTTCCTTACAATAGATACCTTAGAAAGACTTTCTCCAGATTTTACAGGAAGATTGAAAAGTATTTGTTCTCATTTGGATTACTCGGGAGTTGATGGAGCTTATCTATATAATAAAAGACTTTTATTTAAACTTAATGAGCAAACAGCATTTGTAAACAATCCTCACGAAGGAATAGCGGGAGTGACAAAGACTATAGAGCTTTCCAAGCAATCTTTTTGGGAGGAAAGATATCAAAAAAACGTAAGAGCAGATAAAAGACAAGATCCATTATATTTCATTAATCATAATTTTAAATATTATTTTTTCCCCAATACAAATCATTTATTGTTAGGTTTTGAGAATGATAAGGATCTAGTAAATAAAAGATACCAAAATAGATCCAAGCTTATTTCTCTGATTAAGAAGGAGGGCTTAAATCCTTTTTGCTTAGATTCTGTTGAACTATGTTTTAGGTATAGATTAAATAAAGAAATTAAAGAGTGTATTAGCTTTGATAAATTTTTAAACGATTGGTATAGATATAAAATCCTAGAACAGAAAGAGGGTTTTGTAGACAAGCACGATTTCTCAGTATTTGAACCCCTTTTTATATGATTTCTTTATATACTACTTTATTTAACATTTCTAGACTAAATATTGATTTTGACGATGTATTTTCTAATTGGCTCTACTATTGTGATGAAATTATTATTTCAACATTTAAAAAAGATGTCGGGGAGATTGAGCAAGAAATATCAAAAAGTAAATTTTATGATCCTCATAAAATAAAGATTATATCAAAAGAATTAGATATAGAGGGGGATGTTTTCTGGGAGGGGAAATTAAAAAACGAAGGATTACAATTTTGTAAAAATAAAGTCGTCATTCAGTGTGATATGGACGAGAGGATATCTGGCGAACCTATTCTTTTCCATTATTTATGTAATCACATTTTATCTCACGGTTCCCCTTGTAGCATTATGCTTCCTACCATTGATCTTTACGAAGATTTAGATCATTATGTGAATGTTGGATACAAATGGTATTTGCATAGAAAAAAGGGAACTTATAGAGGTTCTGTTAAGTGGGCTAGAAAAGACAATGGAGATCTAGATCCTGAAAAAAGTGATACCTGCGAACTGATCGATAAAGATGCTAATTTAATATCCTGTATTGGCAAAGTTGATTTAGAAGATAATGGTCCTAAAATTATCCATTTAGGTTACTTAGATTTGGAAGAAAGAAATAACGTTAATAAATTTTGGGGTAAAATCTGGAATCATAGATCTGAAGGAGAATTTGACCCTAGTTTTCTTCCAGAGGAAGTTCAATCAGGAGACTCAAGAAAACAAAAACATAATTTAACTAAACCTTTATGGCCCAACTTATGAAGAAATATGGTATAATCTATTGCGGCTTTAACACAGAGGACTACATCCTAAGATCTATTGAACCGTTTTTAAGTAGGGAAAATTATTTTGTTTCCGCAGTGTCTGTCCCTTTTAAAGAGTATAAAGATATAGATGAACTTGAGGATAATAGTACTAATATATTAAGAGATTTGGTTATCCAAGGACGATTGAAAAGTTTAGTTGATAAGCCTAAATATATCTTAGAGTCAGAGGCTAGGAATTTAGCCTTGGAAAAATTAAAAAAGCATGATTTAGATTACATTTGGTTGGTTGACTCAGACGAGTTTTACACCGAAAAAGATATTCAAAAAATTGAAGATTATGTCGAGTCAAGTGATAAAAATTTATTTAAAATATCGTTTAAAAATCACGTTTTTGATATAGATCATTATTTAGAAGAACCCTTTTGTCCTCCAAGAATTTTTAAAACAAGAATTAATGATATGCTTGATTTAGAGGGGTTCTATTGGGACAATGATATTTCTTATTCTTGCTTCGGGAATCTAGTAAGATACAATGATATTGAACAATTAACGATTATACCTGAAGAGGTAGCTCTTATTAGTCACTTTACATGGCTTAATGATAAAATAGGAAAGCGGAAAGTAGAATATCAACACAGGCATTTTGGTCATTGCGGGTATAAGTGGGATAAAGAGTCTAATACTATTGAATTTGATGAAGAATTCCACAAAATTCACAACATACCTATTCCAAAAGTTAAAAAAATATGAAAGCAGTATCTCCAGAATGTAGATTAATAATCGACACTCAAAATATGAATAAGTATAACTTTTTAAAAAAGTTGATTTATCCTCATAGACTTCTTAATTTAAATAAACATAGATATGGAGGTAGTGAAGATGGCAGTTATGTTTTCGTAAAAGAAGTGTTTGAAAGTTCTAAAAACGTATACTCTTATGGAATCGGTTCAGACGTTTCTTTTGATAAGTGTTGTGCTGAAATGGGTAAAAAGGTATTTATGTATGATGCCTCGATAGAAGAACTTCCAGAGTTTCATAGTAAGTTTAATTTTAAAAAACAATTCTTATTATCTGGATTAATCAAAGATCATATACTTGAAAACGGTCATGGAGAAGGAGATACAGATATGATTTTGAAAATGGATATTGAAGGGCATGAATATGATGTAATTAATAAAGATATTGATTTAATCAAAAAACATTTTAATCAAATTTCTATAGAAATTCATGGATTGATAGAAGAAATTCCAGAAGGATGGGTAATAGATGATTTATTAAAAAAAATAAAGCCAGACAAGACTTTAAAAGAAACTTTTTTCAAGAATCTGTCAAAATACTATAATATTGTTCATATTCATGGCAATAATCACTCTTATAGATTTTTTGATTTTCCAGACTCATTGGAAATAAGTTTTTTAAGGAAGGACTTCGCGACATTGGGGAAAGACAACATTTCATTTCCTGTTGACGGATTAGATTTTCCCAATTATGATATGGTGGAAGATTTTAAATTAGATTGGTGGATTTGAAATGAAAAAAATAATTATTACAGGTGTGACAGGTCAAGATGGTAGTTTTATGACTGACTATCTTTTGGAGAATACAGAGCATACTATTATTGCGGGAGTACGCCGTCTTAGTGTCAAAAACCACGAGAATATTTCTCATCTTAAGGATAATGCTAGATTTAAATTAATTGATCTTGATGTTGCAGACCAAGCAAATACAGATCTTGTGATTGCAGAAGAGAAGCCAGATTATTTTATTAACTTTGCTGCTAATTCTTTTGTCGGGGTTAGCTGGAAGATGCCAGTCAATCACATGGAAACGAATACAATGGCTGTTTTATACCAGTTGGAAGCTATAAGGAAGCATTGCCCTAATTGTCGTTATTATAATGCTGGCTCCTCAGAAGAGTTTGGGGACGTTTTATATTCTCCCCAGTCAGAACTTCATCCTCTGCGCCCAAGAAGCCCATATGGGGTTTCTAAGGCTAGCGCGAGGCATATGGTGAAAGTCTGGAGAGACTCTTACGACTTGTTTGCTGTACAGGGCTGGTTATTTAACCATGAAGGGACTCGTCGTGGTGAAGAGTTTGTCACTCGTAAGATCACAAAAAATGTAGCTCGCATTAAAAAAGAGTATATTTTAAATGATTTTAAACCTCTTGAGTTAGGGAATATCGATGCAAAAAGAGATTGGAGTGATTCCGAGGACTTTGTAGAAGGCATTTGGCTAATGCTGAATCAAGAAGAGCCTAAGGAATATGTTCTATCCTCTAATGAAACTCATACTATTAGAGAGTTCGTAGAACAAGCGTTTAACTTCGCTGGATTCGCTGTAGAAGAGTGCAAGTGGGTTGGAAAGGGTGTGGAGGAAAAATATTTACATGAAGGTCGGACCCTAATGAAAATTAATCCAGATTTCTATCGACCCGCTGAAGTAGAAGTTCTTTGGGGGGATTCTTCTGAGGCTAGAAGACACTTGGGTTGGAAGCCCAAAACAGACTTTATTGGTCTCGTAAGAAAAATGGTTGACAATGATTTGAAGTTGAGTATGGTTTAATCCATGCCTAGAGGTAAAAAGACCTGTCCTTTATGTAGTGTCCTAGTTGGAGCTAGAGCAGTCTCATGTGAATGTGGTTACATATTTAAGCCTACCAAGAAGAAGGCTCCGAAACCTTTTTTTAAAGATCGGAGAGACTTTGTGAAAAGAATGTTGGGTGGCTCTAAGGCTACAGATTGGCGCATGGAGATGCATGCAGCAACGACAGTCTTTAATCAATTTAATAACGATCTAGATTTTTTAGAGAAGGTGAAACCGCCGTTTGTATTTAAAAATACAATAAAATACTTTTTAACTAGAGAAGGCAAGGAGTATTTACTTAAGAAACATAAGGAATTTTATTATAAGCCTCCAGATAAGGATAAATTTATTGACACGAAGGAGAAAGCGGGAGAAGATATCTTAGAGACGAAGAAGAAAACCTTAAAAGATTTTTTAAATGAGTAAAAAGAAGAGCAAGAACTTAAATAGTTCAAAGGAATATACAGAAGCATACTTTAAGTCAAACCAAGAGTATCACCTTAATTTTGAAGAAGCTGCTGAGCAATATCTTGTGTCTAGCGGTTCTATGATTCTAGATAAGGTCTTGGGTGGAGGTCTTGGTTCGGGCTTGCATAGATTTATTGGAGCTAACGAGGGAGGGAAAACTAACGAAGCATTACATGTAATGCATAATATGATGAAGAGCGTGAAAAACTCAAAGGGGCTTTTTGTCATGGCCGAGGGTCGCCTCAGTGAAGACGTAAGAAATAGAGCAGGAATTAAATTTGTTAACAATCCAGAAGATTGGGTAACTGGAACTTGCTTGGTATGGGAGTGTAATATTACAGATACTGTGGTAGATTTTTTGAGGGGGTTATTGAAGAATAACCATGATCAAGAAAAGTTTTGTATCATAATCGATAGTATGGATGGTCTAATAAGCAAAGAAGATCTAGAAAAAAGCTCTTCTGACGCGAGAAAGGTCGCAGGAGGAGCATTGATGTGTTCTGATTTTTTAAGACGAGTTAGCTTAGGAATGAGTAAATTCGGGCATATGTGCATTATGATTTCTCAAGTTCGTAGCTCGATTAATGTTAGCCAATACGCTAAAGCAGATCCCAATAACCAAACGAACAGTAGTGGAGGAAATGCTATTCTCCATTATCCAGATTGGATTCTCCAATTTTTGAAGCAAAACAAGTCTGACAAGATTTTAGAAAAACCTAATGAGCAGATAACTCCAGATAACAAGATTTATGGACATCTTGCTAAGGTCGCTATTTTGAAATCAACAAATGAATCTACAGGTCAAGTAGTTAGTTACCCGATTAAACATGGACGAATGAACGGTAAATCCATTTGGATAGAAAGGGAGATTGTAGAGATGTTACTTATGTGGGGTTATTTAGAAAAAGCTGGAGCTTGGATCAAGCTTGATGAAGAGCTGAAGGGATATCTTACTAGTAAAAAAATCGATTTCAAAGAGTCTTATCAGGGTAGCCGTGCGTTCTACGAGTTTTTAGAAAATGACGAAAAGGTGACTTCTTTGTTGTCGGAGTTTGTGAGAGATAATATTTTAAATAAAAAATTAGTATGACTTTTTTGTGTGCAAATGGTAGAGAGAAAAAAGTTAAAAATATCACTAAGTATCTGATCGATTGGGATTCAGAGTGTAGGAGCGGTATACAAAAAAACGTAAAAAATAATATTAAACCATACTGGTTTGCAGATGTTGTTTTTGAAGAATTCCCTGTCGCAGGGACAAGAATGACTCTTGATTTTTTCAATGCCACTCAAAATATTGCGATTGAGGTTGATGGAAACCAACACTACAAGTATAACAAATTTTTTCATTCTAATTCAAGGCAGAATTTCCTTCGTCAATTAAAAAGAGATGAGAATAAGGAATATTTTTGTGAGATTAATAATATAAAATTAATTAGAGTTCTAGAATCAGAAATATTGGATTCTGAAGATTACCCAAATAATTTAATAAAACTTTTGAAATGAGCTACCTTGAAGAAGACCCTGCAAATAATATCCCTCAATCTTTACTAGATAAGATTTATGACTCTACTGGATCTGTAAATGGCGGGAATAGGGGGTTTATGTTAATTTACGTCAATAAAGACGGATGCCCAACAGTTACTACTAAAACAGAAAATCCTTGTGTAGACATGGCTCTTAGCAAGTTGATAGAGATAGCCATGACAAAAAAAGACGACGATATTTCCATATGATCCATTCATTTGATTTAGAGAAGAAAGTTTTAAGTGGTGTTCTCCAACACCAGCATAAGTGGGAAGAGATCTCTAGTTTTTTAAACGAGAGGGATTTCTATTCTGATGATTCCAAGGTTAATGTATCAATATTTAAGCTCCTTAAAAACGCCTTAAATAATGCGGAGAATATAGATGAAACAATTTTAGTTCAAAGGATTCATCAATTGAAAGCAACATTCCCTGATAGCGTTGATGTTGCAGAATACATCTATTCACTAGCCTTCTACAAGATAACAGAAAATATATTCTTAAGTTCTGTCAGGGAACTGAAAAAGTTTACAGCACGTAGAGAGATCTATAACAGCTGTAAAAACGTGGCTGATTTCGTTAAAAAGGCGGACCCAAACCTTAAATATGGAGATATTGTCGAGCAATCTGATCAGATCTATAATCAGAATATAAAGGATTTTGAAATGACAGAGGCTGGACCAGTCAATTTGTTTGATATGATGGAAGAGCTTGTTGAGGATAGAGGGAATAATCCCGTTGAAGATTTTGGGATGCTTGGTCCTCACCCAAGGGTCAATGATATGTACGGGTCACTATTACTAGCGGGGAATATTTCTGTGATTGTAGCTAGGTCTGGAGTCGGCAAGACTAACTTTTGCATGGATTACACAACAAAAGTTTCTGCTGAGCATGGTGTTCCAGTTCTCCACTTTGATAATGGAGAGATGAGTGAAGATGAATTGATTTTCAGGCAGTGCTCTGCAATGACAGGTATACCTGTATGGCTATTACAAACAGGCAAGTGGAGGACAACAGCTTATAAAGACTGGAGTGTAGAAGAGGTTGTTGAAAAAGTAAGATCTGCTTGGGGGAAGATAAAGGACATGGAATTTTATTATGAAAATGTCGCAGGATTATCCCCTGATGAAATGTGTTCTTTATTGAAGAGGTTTTATTTCTCAAAAATAGGAAGAGGGAACCGCTTAATATTTAGTTTTGATTATATTAAGAGCGATTTTGGAAGTATTGGAAAGGTAGATGGTTGGCAGCAAGTCTCCTATTTGGTCCATAAATTCAAACAGACAATTCATAGAGACTTATCTTTTGATGGGAAGCCATGTGTTTCTATGTTGACTTCGGTTCAGTCTAATAGACTCGGTATTACAAATAATAGAAATGCTGGAGCAATTGTTGATGATGAGAGCGTAGTTTCTCTTTCAGATGGAATCACCCAGTTCTGCTCTCATTTGTTTTTACTGAGGAGAAAGGTTGCAGAGGAGATCCATGATGAAGGGTCTAATTTCGGCACTCATAAGCTTATTAATTTGAAGGCAAGACACTTGGGGAGAGATGCTTTGAGGGCCATTCATCCTGTAGAGATGCCTGATGGCACGAAGAGGCAGAATTTTGTTAACTTAAAGTTAGAAAATTTTAGGATTGATGAATGCGGCGACTTACAAGATATTGTAGATTCTTTTAATGGAGAAGGAATTGAAGTTCGCCAAAATGATCTGGAACAAATACCAATGTGATGAACTATAAAGAGGTTCTTGAAAATCTTGGTTATCGACTGAAGGACCATGGTTCATATTGGAGGACGAATGCAGTTTATAGATCTGGAGATAACTCTACTGCCCTTCAGATATATAAAGACACGGGAGTTTGGAAGGATTATGTTGAGGAATCTCAATTTATGCCGTTTGAGGCTCTACTAAAAAAGACTCTAAACACTAGTGACGATAAAGCAGTAAGTCATTATTTAAAAGATAATGGTGTAAGTATAGGGGCAAGGATTAAACAAAAGCATCTTTTGAAAGAGGAAAAGACATACCCAGAGCGAGCATTGACTAAGCTCGTTCCTCATTACGATTTTTACTTGGATAAGGGGATCAGCAGGAATACTTTAGAAGACTTTAAGTGTGGGTTGGCGATGTCTGGCAAAATGTATCAGAGAGTTATATTTCCGATCTTTAGAAAAGATGGACGTATACATGGGTTCTCTGGAAGAAAGGTTACACAGGATGATAGGCCCAAATGGTTGCATATGGGGAAGTCTTCTAATTGGTTATTTCCATATTACAATATAGAGTCAGTTAGAGATGAGATAATACAGAAAGAATCAGTTCACATTGTAGAGTCTATAGGAGACTGTCTTTCTCTTTATGAGAAGGGGATAAAAAATGTTTTAGTCTCTTTCGGGCTGAATATATCTCCAACTTTCATATCAAGATTAGCTCTTTTGCCTATAAAAAAGATTTTTATATCATTTAATAATGACGAAAACTCTTCTGTTAATAGGGGTTTTGAGGGAGCAATCAAATCTGTATTTAAATTAGTAGAGTCAATAGACTTTGATAAAGTGTATTTCATGCCTCCAGAAGAAAATGATTTTGGAGAGATGAATGAAATCCAAATAGAAAAATACGCGACTGAGTGTTATAATAAACAACACCAAAACTCGATGTCTCAAGTTTTAAAGATTGCGAGAGACATGGATAAAAAGGGTGTTAACAAAAGTTTTTCCTCATCACTTAAAAAACTAATGAAGAAAAACGCATTTTATTATGGAGACTTTTGATAATAAGCCCTTATCAGCATCACGGATTAAGACGTTACAGACATGTTCTTGGCAATATTGGTGCAAATACCACTTGAGACTTCCTGATAAGTCTAATCATGGTTCCTTGAGAGGTACAATATGCCATGCTATATTTGAAAATTTAGGAAATCCTAGGCATAAGAAGCATTACAAAGCAATCGTCAAGGCTCAAGATATAAATGTCAGCCATCCTATTAGAAGGATGGTAGAAGCTTATGCTAAAAAATATGAGATAGATGACTTTGAAAACATGGATCTTATCAACAGGATGACGGTTGAAGGTTTAAATTATGATTTTTTTGGGGATTCTGAGGGAAAGCCCACTGAGTCCATTTCAGAAAAAGATTTTGATATTAAGGTCAATGATGGGGATAAAAATTATAGGATACTGGGTTTTATAGATAAGCTGTTTTTATTTAAACGTAAAAAGATGGCTGTTATCCGAGACTTCAAAACTTCAAAAAGCATTTTTGAAGGGAAGGAGTATAGCGATAATATGCAGGATTATATGTATTGTCTTGCGATCAAGTATCTTTACCCAGAATACCTAAAGAGACGGATGGAATTTTTATTTCTTAAGTTTGATTTAAATGGAGAAGGTCTTTTGGAAATGGAGCCTCTAGAGGAGTTAGACTTAGAAGGATTTGAGTATTTTCTAACTGAGGTCCAACAGGTTATAAATAACTTTAGCGAAAAAGCTGGTAAAAGTGGCTTGGCTTGGGAGAAGGGGTACCCCAAAAAAGAAGAGGGTTTTGCTGGTAGAATTGTTTGCGGTAGAGCGGATTTTGCTGGGCAATTAAAAAAAGATGGCAGTCCGATGTGGCACTGTCCATTCAAGTTTGCTAGAGATTATTATCACCTAGAGGATAGAGAGGGAAAATTTATCTCTTCAGCAGACAATAAGGAAGATTTACAAGAGCGCTTCAAAGAAGGGTTCAGAATTAAAAAATTAAAATATGCAGGATGCCCTGCTTTTTCATTTGACAAGCGAGTAGAACTCTTGTAATTTACAAGAGTGATACCGTTATTCAAAAGTAACTTCAGCATAGGAAGATCTCTCTTAAGAGTAGAGGATCTAGTAGATATTGCTCAATCAGGAGACATAAATAAAATGATTCTGGTAGAGGATAACTTCTACGGGTTTAGAGTCGTGAATAAAGCTTTCTTAGAAATCGGCATACCCATGATTTATGGAGTTAGATTACCTGTGGTACAATCTAGTTTTTATCTAGAAAAGCCAAGTAAATTAATTTTCTTCCCAAAGAATAACAAGGGAGTCTCAGTTGTGAGGAAATTATATACTAAGTGCTTTACTAGTGAAGGAGACTGTTTACATTTATCTGAGTTGGGGGACGCAGAGCTTGATGATGTTAGTATCGGAGTCCCGTTTTATGACTCTTATGTCTACAATAATATTTTTCACTTTGGTCTTTGCGAACTTTCCTTAAGTAATTATGATCATTTTTACATAGAAGAGTCAAACCAGCATCCATTTGATTTCCAAATTAGTTCTGCTTTAAAGAAGCTTCAGGTCAAAACAGAGAAGGCGAAAAGTATTTATTACAGAGATAAAGAAGACTTTGAGGCATTCCAAATGTACAAAGCTGTTTGCAGTAGAAAACAAGGCAGAGTGCCGACTTACAGTAACCCAAGATTGGACGACTTTTGTTCCAATGAATTTTCATACGAATCCTTTTTAGAACATGTTGCCAAGTAACCAAAAATATCTAGTCTTTGATACAGAAACCGAAGGTTTAAATTTACATTCCTCCAAACCTTGGCAGTTATCTTGGATAATTTGTCAGGGAAACAAGGTTTTAGAAGAGCATGATGAATTCATCTCTCATAAAGAGCTTAACATCCCAAGTGCTGTAAAAGAAATGACAGGGTTCAACTGGGATCATTATAATAAAAAATCCAGATCTCTTTCAGAGGTTTGGTCTAAATTTGAAAGCTACTTATTTGACCCGCAATATATTGTGGTCGGGCAAAACTTACTTGGCTTTGATGTCTATATGGTAGCTCTCTTGCAGAGGATGTTAAGTCAAGAGCCTGATTACTCTTATTTACCTAGAATCTATGATACCAGAGCTTTAGGTAAAGCATATAGAGAGGAATTAGATAAGCCGAAGAGTGATATGTTGAGCTGGCAATACAAAATTATTAATGACCGAAGTCTTAAGGCGAAGGTCTCACAAAATCAGCTATTGAAATTTTTCGGTATAGAGTTTGAGGAGGAAAAGCTCCATAATGCCATGTATGATATCAAGAAGTGTTATGAAATTTTCTTAAAATTAAAGAAACATATGAATTTATAATGTTTGAAGACTTCACACCATATGATGATTGCGAGCCAGCTGGGGTTGAGCTTCCGAAAACAGTTGTTAACGAATCAAAGTTAAAGGAGCTAGGTCTGGATCTAGATAGCACGAATAAGGAGATCCTATATGAGCTTGCAAGGAAGGGGTTAAAAGATCGTGGTATTATACGGTACGAAAATAAAGAAGTTTATTTTTCTAGAACACAACAAGAGTTAGAGACTCTGGTAGATTTGGATTTTACAGATTATATCTTGCTTAACTGGGATGTCCTCAATTTTTGCCATGACAATAATATTCCAACTGGTGCTGGCCGAGGTTCTGCTGCAGGTTCTCTTGTTTTATATTTGCTAGGAGTTACTAATATTGATCCTATACCTAATAATCTTTTTTTTGAGCGATTTGTGTCTAAATCAAGAGCAAAGAAGGTTGAAGACAAAAGGGGTAATAAATTTCTTGTTGGGAGTCTCCTCCCAGATGTTGATTCTGATATTTCTTATGATCAAAGACATAAGGTTATAGAATATATTGAGAGGAAACACGAGGGTAGGACAGCAAAAATACTTACGTTTAATACTTTTAGCTCCAAGCTCTGTATTAGAGAAGCTACTAAATACTTTGATCGAGCGAAAGAGATTGAAGCTAATAGAGTTTCGGATATGATACCTAAAATTCATGGAAAAGTTTTTTCTTTGAATCAGGCGAGAGAGGAGGGGGAAAGTTTTAAATCTTGGGTTAAGAGCCACAAGAAAACATTTGAAAATGCTTTGAAGGTAGAAGGTCTACCGAAGAACTCTGGGGTCCATCCCTCTGGGATTGCTATTTGTTCTAAGAAAATTGAGGATATGGTTCCTCTTCAGAGAACTAAGGACGGAGATTTAATTACTGGCTACGACATGAATGATGTAGCAGATCTAATGGTCAAGTTTGATATCTTGGGGTTAAGAACATTGACTATTGCTCACAAGACCTGTGATAAAGTACAGGTTGATCTTGAGGATATTGACCCAAATGATAAATTAATTTACGATATTCTCCAAGATTTCAAACATCCCATGGGATTGTTCCAGATTTCAGCTGAGACAAACTTTAAAGTTTGTAGAAAAGTTAAACCAGTAGATATTAATGAGCTTTCAGATGTTGTTGCTCTTGCTAGGCCAGCAGCTCTCCAGTTTGTAGATTCTTACAAGAACCAGAAAGATGACCCTACAGAGTTAAATTTAAATCCAGAGCTAGATAATATTTTATCTTGGTCAAAGAACGTTATCTTGTATCAAGAGCAATTAATGCAAATCGCCCACAACGTTTTTGGATTAAGTCTTGAAGAAGCGGAGGTTCTCAGAAGGATAGTGGGAAAGAAAAAGGTGGATGAAATGCCCAAGTGGAAGGATAGAATTTATGATGCAGCCAAATCAAGGAGCTTGAGTGAAGAAATAGCTGACTTTTATTGGAATTCTCTGGTCGCAGCGTCTCATTACTCTTTCAACAAGTCTCATAGCTTTGCTTATGCGGACTTGGCGGCTAAGACGGTTTATCTTAAACACACTTACCCTCAGGAATTTTTTCTTTCAATCTTGGAATGTTCTGAATTTGATCCAGAGCCGCTGGAGGTAATATCTGGAGTAAATGAAGAATTATCTGACTTCGGTATCAAAATGTTACCGCCCTGTTTGTTTAAATCAGATTTTAATTTTAAAATAGAGGGGAATGACATCAGGTATGGATTAAATAGTATTAAAGGAATTTCTTTGAAATCTATACAAAGCTTAATCGATTTTAGAGGAAAAAAATTTAATAATAAATACGAGGTTTTTCTAGCCGCAAAGCAGTGTGGGATTAACATCTCTGTTTTAGCTGCGCTTATCCAAGCTGGAACAATGGATAACACAGGCACAAATAGAACTCGGCTAGTATTAGAGGCTCAATCATTTAATCTGTTAACAGACAGGGAGAAGAGGAATTTTGTTAAGATGGGAGAAAGGTTTGGGTATGATATATTGAAGGCAATATCAGAAGTCGTTAAGAATCAAACTTTGGCAGATGATAACCGCCCTATAATGAAAGAGAAGCGATTCGGCACATTTGAAAAGAAGTATTCGGGTTATAAAAAAATATATAATCAGAATAGGAAACACGAGATGTTTTCAAATTGGAGGTATGAGACTACTTTATTGGGATATAGTTATTCTCATAATCTACGAGATTGCTTTATAGATAGGTTTTCTTCTTTAGTAGATATAAAGGAGCTAGACTTTTTTACTGACAGGGAAACATTCCAAGTGGTCGGGGAGGTAAAAGATTTTTTCGTTAGAGTGTCTTCTAATGACAATAAATATATGATACTAACAATTTGCGATAATACTGCGACGAAGAATTTTCTATTTATGGATAATAGCAGAGAACAGAAGCTATCTAATTTTCTTGCGCGTGGCAAAAAGATTGCAAAGAATCAAGTAATTGTTATAAATGGCTCAAGAAGTAGCGATGCCTTCTTTGTAGATAAAATAAATTCAATCGATACAGATATATATATGAAATTGAAAGAGGTAAAAAATGACTAGCCTTCCTTTTACCCCACATATAGAAGGAGTAATCAAAACAACTGAAGAGTTGTGTGATGTTTTATACAGGAATGGAGCGGATACAGATTTGTTTTTCCACTGCTTCTTGAATGACTTAAGTGAGTCTTGCTCCTCTATTTTTAAAAAAGTAGATATTGAACCCAAAGATCTTTTAAAAGAGTCTCGCAAGGTTTTAAGCAAGAAAAGAAAAAATAAGTATACGAAGAAGTTTCTAAAGACAGAGGTCAGGAAGCTCTTGAGAGAAGCGGAAAAAGTTTCACGGGAGAGTTTTTCCTTGGATTACATACCTCCAGAGGTCATTTTGATGGTGTTCTTTGAAGAAGAGTATTCGCCTAAGGTAATTAAAAAATTATTTCCAGCAGGAGATGAGGCTTCTGCGGAGGTGGTATTGGGATTTATTACAGAGTCTTCTTTGATTGTCAAAGATGTGGATTTTGGCAGTGATTTTGTAGATGCTCCGATTAATACTCCAGAGGATTGGATAGATATGTTCTCTAAGAATGAGATATTATCACAATTTGCTGAAAATTTAAATTTAAAAGCTTTAAATCAAGACTTTGACACTATCGTTGATTTTGACGGCAAGATAGATGAGATAGCTACTGTGCTTTGCAGGAAAAAAAAGCCGAATGCATTACTTGTGGGGCCAGCTGGGACGGGCAAGACTTCTTTGGTCGAGGGATTAGCTTCTAAAATAGTTTCTGGACATGCTCCAGAGCTGATAGCCAACAAGGTTATTTACTCCGTCAGCTTGTCAAGTATGGTTGCTGGCACAGAATATCGGGGTCAGTTTGAAAAACGCTTAGAAGATTTCGTTTCTGAAGCTAAAAAATATTCTAACTTAGTTTTATTTATCGATGAAGTTCATACCTTAGTGGGGGCGGGAGGAGCTACCAATAATTCCTTAGAAGCTTCAAACATACTTAAGCCAGAATTGGCTCGTGGGACGATTAGCTGCATTGGAGCTACAACTATTAATGAGTATACTAATACGATTAAGAAAGACTCAGCGCTTGATCGGAGGTTTGAGCGGATCTCAATTCGTGAACCATCTAAATTTCAGATGAAAGAGATTTTGCCTACAATAACCTCATATTATGAAGACTTTCATGGAGTGAGTTATACTGATAGATTCTTAGATAATGTGATGGACTATTGTGAGAAGTATATGCCTAATAAGTTTTATCCAGATAAGGCTATTGACGTTATTGATCACTGCGGCGCTCAATCAAAGGTGAGTCATAATGAGGTGGACCCATCTATAAAAGATCAGCAAATAGAAGCTATGTCAGCAGCACTAGATCCAGAGAGGGACCATTTACAGATTTTAGAGAAGTTGAATGAATCATTAGAAAAGTGGGCGGGGTCTGTTTCTCAAAAGACTCCAGAGGTAAAGCTTCGTCATCTAAGGGATTTCTTTGACCGTAAGAAAAACCCGTTAAGTAATAGAGATGTAACAGATAAAGTATTTAATTGTATTGGCGACTCTATTATTGGCCAAAAACATTTTCTCAAAAAACTAAGGGAGAAGATGATTCTTTCTGGCCTTGGTATTCGGAAGACGGATAATTTTGCATCTCCAGATTGCTTTGTGATTAGTGGGCCAAGATTTAGCGGCAAGTCTTATTTTGTAGAATTATTGGAGGATGGTTTGGAAAAAAATTCTGTAAATGTATTGTCTTACAGTGGGGTCCATTTCTCAGATTCTTACGCAGCTCATAAAATAGCCTCTTCAGATGGTCATAACACATCTATTTGTGAAAAAGTTTTAATCTCTCCGAATAGTGTTATAATTATAGATGATTTCCACAAAGTCAGCCCCTTATCCATTCCTTTGTTTAATCAGATATTCAAGCATGGGCAGCTTCAAATGAGCAATGGGGATATTGCTGACTTTACAAATTGTAAAATATTTTTAACAAGCGCTGTTTCTACTAGTCAATCATCAATGGGGTTCCAAAAGGAGACCTCGGATAAAGATAATTTAATTATACACCCAGATATATTGTCACTTGTAGATGAATGTTTTTCTCTAAAAGAGTTGAATAGCAAGGGGTTAAGAAGATTGCTTTGGTCTAAATTGAATAGATTAAAAAATAGATTAAAAGATAATAATATAGAATTAACCTTCAATTTCAATTATATTAAACACATTGTATCTCAAATTGATAAGGAAAAAATAAAAGTAGATGCTTTAAGTAAGAAGATGTTATCGGAAATCACGCCATTTGTTTCAGAGAGGGTTCTGTCTGGAGAAAAAAATATTGAACTTTTTGTTGAAAAAGGTTTAAATAAGCATGATCATACATTATGAGTGGTTCCACTGCTAGGAGAATACGTGAGTTGATCGGCTACGACAAAAAAAACGGCAACCATATCCAAAAAAAACTTTACAAGATCCAGAAAAAACGCTATATTGAGTTGGGAGACGAAGAATACTGGAAAAGCGTCCAAGGAAGATTTACAAAAAAAGATCATGAGTGAAAACACTAAACAAAACGACGAATGGAAGCAGCGTGAATTAGGCGCTCTTTGGAGAGTAGACGGTCAGAAGCAATCTTACTATAGTGGTTCTATTAAGGACGCAGATGGTAATGAGCTTAAAATCGTCTGTTTCCCCAATTCCTTCAAAGAGAAGGGTTCAAACCAGCCAGATATTAGAATTTACGCGAGTAAAGAGAAAGGTTAAGATGACTGAAGAAGATACAAATAAGCTGAAGTCTTTTTTAACTTCTGAGATGGTCTCTCGTATTACTTTGGCGGAAGCAATCAACATTATGCATAATCTAGCTGTTCAAGAAGTTGAGCAGAATGTTGAACAGATGTCAGAAGAAGAAAGGATTTCTGCTCTAGAAGAACTTCAGTCTAAAGTTGAGTCAGCATCAGTTGAAAATGCAGATGGTAATTTAGAAAAATAAGTGTAAGACACTTATAATGCCTTATACAGTCGAGTTTTTAGATGACGAGTTATATCGTAGCCTGTCTTTTGATGCTGATATCAAGTTTGAACAGGGGACCGAATATGCTAAAAAAATCTGGGTTTTAAAAAAGTATAAAAGTCAGGGGGGTAAGATCGAGTTGACTGAATTTGAGGAAGAGAAGAAAAAACATACTGTAAATAAGTATTCTTCTTACTCCCTGAGTAAGTCATTTAGAAACGATGAGCTAGTAGTGGAGGTGATTCAACATTATACTCTGCAAGACGACTTTGACTTCTTTTCTAAAGCGGAACTAGAAGAAGATACTGGAGATGAGAGTCTTAATAAAGAGTTGACTAAAATTAAAGAATCTGATTTTAGTGAACAATTGATTAAAAATCTTATTGAAGAATTTGATTGTGAAGGCGAATAGAGTATTAATCACTGGTGCGGGCGGATTCATAGGCGGCAATTTAGCCGCCTATTTATCTCATAGGGGATACAATGTAACAAAATTTGATTTTAATCTTGGTCATTCTGGATTGCCTAATGTCTTTGATCAAGATATTGTTATTCACCTTGGGGCTAATTCCAGTACAACAGAGAGAAATTTAAAGAAAATCCTCAAGCAGAATTTTGAATTTTCCAAGAAACTATTTGAGCTATGTGCGAGTGTAGATGTTAAGTTCCAGTATGCAAGCAGCGCATCTGTTTATGGAACGGGGAAGAATTTTAATGAAGATGACTTCTGTAAACCTATAAGTCCGTATGCCTTTAGCAAATATATGTTTGATTGCTGGTTATTGAATCAAGATTATCCATACCAAGGTTTTAGGTATTTTAATGTTTATGGCTTAGGAGAAAATAAGAAGGGAGATCAGGCGAGTCCTGTGTCCAAGTTTATTAAACAAGCTTACAAAGACGGAGAGATAAGTTTATTTGAAAAAAGTGACAGGATAAAAAGGGATTTTGTTTGTGTCGATGATATTTGTGAGATCCATTACGAAATGCTTCTTAAAGATGAATCGGGCATATTTAATGTTGGAACTGGCAAGCCCATTTCTTTTACTGATGTCGCTGAGATAATACAATCAAAAATGACATGTGAAATCAAGGAAATACCTATGCCGAAACAGCTTGTGGGGCAATATCAGAGATTCACTAAAGCAAATAACTCTAAGTTATTAAAAGTTATTGGCGATTATAAATGGAAGAGTGTAAAGGATTATGTAGAAGAAAATTTAAATGCTCTCTCTAGTTAAATCAGTATTAAAGTCAGTAGAGTTATATTTAACTTTAAAGAATAAACTATTCTTCTTTGAATTAACCAATAACCATGAAAGAAAAAGAAAAAAAATCATCCAAGAGATTGAAGATATTAGGTCTAATGACGGTGATGCTGACAGGGCTGATCTCTTGCGGGAACAACTCATCAGTGAAGACAAATCCTTTAAACATTTATCAGCCTTCTACTCTAAGTCTTCAGAACGGGATTCCAGTTCAGACAAGTAAAGGTATATATACCCCCCAGACAGATGAAGTTTGGCATTCTGATGCTAGATTTAGGAAGCTTGAGAGGCAGCTTTATTTTCCCAGCGTGAAATAGAGCTTTTTAAGTGTAGATCTTGTATATACACTAACTTTAAATTTATATGCCTGATCCAAATCACACAAAAGGAGACATACACTCTAATTTCTCAGTTACTTCTGGAACATGGACTGGTTATAGGGTTGAAGTAACAGGTCTTTACAATGATTATTCTAGTAGTGATTTAGACGCACATGTCTGTAGGGAATTCAACAAAAAAATAAGAGATTTGGGCCAACCAGAATCTCTTTATATAGCTCCTTATGATGCTGGCTTGAGGTATACGGGTGATGGTTCCACTTTTTCTTAATTTCTTTTAAGAAATAGTTGATATTACATTCTATAAATCATATAATAATCACATATGAACTCTATTGAATTTAGTGATGAAGAGCTTAATGCTCTTATGCAATTAATTGATATCGCAATTAAATCTCAAGGCTTGAATGTAGCTCAAGCTGGTGTCATCTTAGCGGACAAAGTTCGCGAAGCGGCTTCTCCTCCTCCTGAAGTTGATTCTGAACCCAAATTTGCTGAAGAAGCAGAGGTGGTATCAGATTAGTCTAATTCTACTTAGACATATCAGTTCATAAAGACACGATAGCCCCTTGGGTTATCGTGTCTTCATTTATTTAGGTCGTCTAATAAGTTTTCCGCTTACCTAGAAGTAAAATTATAGGGATGGCACTAAGAAGAATAAAATGCGCCTCTGGGATTGCAGTACCCGTTGTACCACTGAACTTTAAAATAGATGGGTTTTGTGAGAATGATACACCATTGAAGTAAATATCATCGCCTTGTACCGCGAATTGATCTAACGAACTTAAAGTGAGTTGGGCATTTGGAGATAAGTTAACGATAGACCTTTCGGTTTGACTATTGATTGAGTCTCCAGCCCCTCGTAGAGTTAAACTGCTGGTTGAATCAACATTTATTTGTAATCCTATTGCGGAAAACATAGCGTTCATACTCGACCCTTCAGTTATATTTAAAGTAGAATAAACATTATCATCATCATCTACTCCAGTAAAACCATTATTGTTTTGAAAAGTAAAATTCGTAGATTTTAATGTTACTGAAAACTCGTCACCGATTTCAATATTTGAATAAGAGGGGCTATCTTCAAGTATTAGGGCATCCGTTATAGTCAATATGTTAGTAATAGGCGAATCTCTGTTTAATTCCAGAGAATCTGATTCTGAAAAATCCCAGTTTGGGGCATCATAAAAATCATAAATATCTTCTTCTTCTGCGTCCCAAACTATAACCATATCTAATTTCTTATCTTCGCTTTCGGCTATATCTACAACCTCCTCGTTACTAATCTGGATGGGTCTTTGAATATTGACTACAGGGTTGATATTAGGGTTTTCTGTAGGGTTTATTAGGAATACATTTCCTTCTACAGAGGCAATAATAGCAGATTTAGCTACAGAAATAATTGAGAGTAAAGTTATGAGTGTGCGCTTCATTTCTTCTTTTTTAGTATAAGGTTTTTCAGTTTAGTGAGATTCCCCGTCAACTTCCCTAACAACCTCCCCAGCTTACTATTTTCAGGCACAATGTAGGAAAGCGTCCCCAATAAACCCAAGATAGAAATAATAAACTCAGGCATTGACCCCATATAAGGAGCGAGTATTTTTTCAAATAAATCTTCCATAATAACTATTTTCTTATCATGTTGGGGAGTTTAATCACATCAGGGACTTGAGTGACTTGATCATCTTCTTCTAGTTCAAATGTTTCTTCTGAATTCTCAATATCTGTTTTTTCTTTTTCGCCCTCTTCAGACTGTTCTTCAGGCTCCTCTTTTTCTTCAGGCTCACCCTCTTCAGATTCTTCCTCCACTTCTTCTCCCTCTTCTTCTTCTTCGGATTCCTCCTCTTCGGATTCCTCCTCTTCGGATTCCTCCTCTTCAGCCTCTTCGGATTCCTCCTCTTCGGATTCCTCTTCTTCAGCCTCTTCGGATTCCTCTTCGGATTCCTCTTCGGATTCTTCTGTTTCCTCTCCTTCAGCCTCTTCCTCTGCTCCTTCTTCAGTTTCTACAGAATCCTCTTCTTTGACAGCTTCTCCTTCGCCTTCTTCATTATTTTCTTCTGTAGGCTCACCCTCATTTCCTTCGGCCTCGTCAGACGCTTCGCCTTCCCCCTCTTCACCACTAGATCCTTCACCTTCTCCTTCTTCGCCTCCTTCGTAACCTTCTTCAGATGTGCCGACAACATCTCCATAACCTTTTTCAGCGTATTCTACAATTGACTCGGTAACGCCACCAAAAGGCTGAAACCCAATTGTCGTTTCAGTAAAATCATTTAAATTAGAAAATATCTGGTGTTCTTGCTCTGCCACAACAGCTATTTCAGTACCTTTTTCTTTTGTTGTTTTGGCTTGGAAGTAAGCTCCACTACCTATGGACATAGTTCCAGCGACCCCAATTGTTCCTACTTTTTGAACTGTCTCTTGGACAAAAGCGCTTAAACCAGTAGCGGCACTTGCTGTTTGGGTTGTCGCTCCAGCAGCGGCTGCAGCAGCAGTACCTTTTGCAGCTTTTTCTAAAATATCTTTATTTTTTTCAGCTATCTCAGACAACTTATCCATAGTAGAAGTCTCAGGGGTTTCAGCCTTCACTTCCTGACCTTTATTTTTTTCAACTTTAACTTCTTCTCCCTCAATCTCTTCTTCTAAGGACTCTTCTTCCACCTCATTGCCACATTCTTCACAGACACAAGGGCTTTGTTCCAAATGTTTAATTCTCTGTAATAAAGCCCATGCTGTTTCTCTTGCATGGCGGTCTAAATCAGAGATGATGTCGCTATCATCTGGATTGCAGTATTTTTTTGCGAAAGCTTCTGCTTCCGCAAGATCTTTGCGATGTTCCCCCATTTAATAATTCATACACATATTTCTTTTTTTGTGTAAGTTAATTTACATGGACCTAAAAAATCTAATGAGAGAATTTATGGATGGCGGATGGGTTATTCCAATAATTGGGGCTGCGGGTATGATAGCTAGGATGCTAAACTCCAAAGTAGAATACTGTTGGAAGGAATTCGCAAAAAACGTTAGTTCTGCAGCAATACTCTCTATGATTTTATGGTTTATTTTGCATGATGCTCCCATAAGTGATTTAGTTAAAGCTGTTTCTTATGGTGTTGTTGGTGTAATTAGTCCTGAAATCATTAATGGTCTTATTGCATTAGCAAAAAAATATGCGAAAAACCCTGAAAAAATCATTAAAAAATAATTAAAATGGACTTTAAATCAAAAAAAGAAGTTGTTAAAACTGTTCAAAAATTACTTGAGATTTCTGCTGACGGAGCAGATGGTCCAGTTACTTGGAATGCTATATTGGCGAAGTTATCTACAGACGAAACAGAAGTTTCTGGGAGTAGTGTTTCAGAAAAAATGGTTAACCTAGCTCGTGGAGAAATTGGGGTATCAGAAGTTGACGGAAGTAACTGTGGACCAAGGGTGGATGTATACAAAGCTGCAACTTGGTTAGATCCTGATAAGGGTTGGCCTTGGTGTGCAGCCTTTATCTGTTGGTTAGTTAGAGAAGCCATAGAAGGAGAGGATATTTCCTTCAAAAGACCTCAAACAGCAGGAGCTTGGGACTTTGAAAATTGGGCTAGGAAACAAGTTTCAAAAGGAGTCGAGTTGCGGAAGCCTACAAATGAAGATATTAAAGCTGGAGATATAGTTGTTTTCACTTTTTCTCATATTGGGTTAGCAGTTAAAGATATTGATTCCAGTGGTTATGTTACCACGATTGAGGGAAATACTAATGGAGCTGGCAGCAGAGAAGGAGGCTCTGTTTTGGAGAAGAAACGTCATGTTTCTTGTATTCGGAGTAGAATTAGGATTATCTAATAGAATTCCATTATCTCCTGTAATATAATGTTACAGATGCAGAAAACTAAAATCAAAGTCAGCAGGTATGACATCTTTGATTATGTCATAGGCATTTCTAATTTTGATCCTATAGAGAAGTGTATTGATCCAATACGTTATGAAGTCTTTGAGACTTTTATCTTTGATAATAAAAAAAAAGAAGATCTCCCTCAGGGTAAGGTTTTTTGCAAATTTGAAAAAGAGTTAATAAAACTAAAGACATTTTCCAGAAAAATGGATAATTCTGAGATTGATCGTATTAGTATAGAATTAGAGGAAATTGCTCCGATATTTGTCGATCTATTATAATGAAGGGGGATATATTTATAGATATCGATTACCATGGAGTGGGAGATAGAATTCAAATGTCTTCAGTGCCAGAGGCTATTTATAGATGGTATGGTAAAAAAGTCGTTGACATAAAGAAATCTTGGGTCTTTGATCATAATCCATACGTTATTAGAAGAGAAGATCACAGCGACGACCTTCAAATAAAATTTGATAACGAAGGATTTCATTGCCTTTACTGCGATGAGGTGGATTGGATAAATCCTGAAATAAAGGGGGTAACAAATCTACATAGAACACTTGATAAAAATGTTCAAATACTTATCCATAGCTTGTGTCCCCCTTACGCTGATCATCAGATAGCTAGCAGTAGGAGTACGTGGATTTTTCAAAGACTATGTATCAACGCTAATCAAAACCCTAAATTAAATATTCCTAGAGGATCAAGGTTATACAAATATGAAGATCCTAGTGAGGTTAATAAAGATCAAATATCAATTCATGTCGGGCCTAGTAAAAGCACTGGCCAATTTATCCCCGATCATGTTTTAGATATGATAAAGAAAAGATATTCCAATTACAAGATAATTCAAATTGGGAGTTCTAGCGACCACTATTCTCCATTTATTGATAAAAGAGGTCTTGATATTTGGGATTCTGTTGAAATTATCGCTAAAAGCTCAATTTTTATTGGCATAAACAGTGGACCGATGAATATTGCGAATTGTTATCCGCATATAAATAAGAAAGTTATTTTTAATACTGATTTAGATTGGATGGAGAAAGAGATTCAAAGATTTGAGCCTTTGAATGCAAGAGTCAATGCATCTTTCGGATGGGTCGATTTCGGATGGCAGTACTTTACTACTAAAGAGCATGATATGGGCAGGATGTACTCTTATAACAGAATATAAATTTTCCGTTATATTCCTAACGGTGTAATATATTTATATAACAACACAAAATTATGGACTCTATTCTTCAATTATTTCAAGATAACCCTTGGTTCGGCGTAGTTACAGCTTTTGTCGCTTTTGCTTCCGCTCTCGCTGCAGCTACCCCCACTCCTCGAGAAGGGACTTTTTTATCTAAGGTATACAAGGCAATTGATTGGGGCTGCGTTAAATATCGGCAAAGCCAAGCAGAAATGATTGGTTGAAATAACCCTTGAATAATCATCTCAACAGGCTATAATACTCTCAATGAGTGTTAAGCCTGTTTTTTCTAGACTTGAAGTTCACCCTAAAGGATGGGGAGATGAGCTTTGGATTATTAATAACGAGAGATATTGCGGTAAAATTTTGCGCTTTAATAAGGGGGCGAGTTTTTCAATGCACTATCA